CTCTGGGTGATATGCCCAGAGCCTTTTTTATTGGGAAAAATAAAACATGACTGATAAGCTAATACGAGAATTACTAATAGACGTTAAACAGAAGGGGGCAACTCGTACTGCAAAGTCTATTGAAAACGTATCTGATGCGTTGGAAAATGCTGCTGCTGCTTCCGAACTGACAAATGAGCAGTTAGGTAAAATGCCCAAAACTCTTTATTCCATTGAGAGGGCAGCAGACAGAGCAGCGAAAAGTCTTACTAAAATGCAGGCTAGCAGAGGTATGCTTAGTGTTACTAAATCTATTAATGATATAGGGGCTAAGTTAGACGACCTCGCTATTACAATGATTGAAGTAGCAGATAAATTAGAGGTCGGATTTGATGGAGTTTCTAGATCTGTTAAAACAATGGGTAATGATGTTGCAGCTGCAACAGAAAAAGTCCAGGATAGATTATATGATACTAATAGAGCATTAGGGGGCACAGCTAGGGGTTTTAATGACACTGCTGGTGCCGCTGGTAGAGCATCTAGAGCTATTGGTAATACTTCTGGTTCAGCACGCGGTGCAACTCGTGATTTTGCAGCAATGGCTAAGATCGGTGGTAGTCTACCTATTATGTACGCAGCCCTTGCTTCCAACATCTTCGTTTTGCAATCTGCATTTGAACAACTTAAACTAGGTGATCAGCTAAATCGTCTAGAAAAATTTGGTGTTATAGTAGGTACTCAGACAGGTACTCCTGTTCAGACCCTTGCTAGATCACTACAAGAAGCTGCTGGATATGCTATTTCTTTTGAGGAAGCAATGAGACAGGCATCTTCAGCATCTGCTTATGGATTTGATGCCGAACAACTTAATAAATTTGGTTTAGTAGCTCGTCGTGCGGCTGCTGTTCTTGGCGTTGATATGACTGATGCACTTAACCGTGTAATTAAGGGCGTATCTAAACAAGAAATCGAACTTCTGGATGAACTTGGTGTTACTATTCGTCTTAACGATGCTTATGCTGATTACGTTAAACAGTTAAATGCTGCAAACACAGGTATAACATATAATATTAATAGCCTTACTACCTTCCAGAAACAGCAAGCGTATGCTAATGCTGTTATAGCAGAATCTACTAAACGTTTTGGTTACTTAGATGAAGTTTTACGTGCTACTCCGTGGGAGCAGTTTGCTGCTAACGCAGATGCTGCACTAAGAACAATACAACAAGCTGCTGCTAAGTACTTAGGACCAGTAATTGATGCTATCAACACAGTATTTTATACTTCTCAGGCTTCTGTATCTGCTGAAGCAGCTAGAGCTCAAGAAAAAACTAATAGACAGATAGATCCTACCAACGTTGGTGCTGTTGCTTTAAGTTTGGCTGCTTCTGAAGAAGGCTATAATAAAGCTCTAGATATGTATAAGGAATCTCTTGATAAGCGTAATAAGCTAAAATCTGAGTTCGATAAACGAATGGAACAAGCAGATTTCTATACAAAATTAGCTATACGTCAAGTTGGTGAAGGTATTCCTGTTGGTCTTGCAGCAGCAGGTGCTTCGGAAGCTAATAAACAATTTGTAGCAGAAACTGCCGCTATGGGACTACAAGTAAGTAGATTAGATAAAGAAGTAGAAGATTCTACTGAAAACCTTACTGCTTGGAAATCAGCGTATCAAGCTGCTGGGGCTGCTGCTGCAAAGGCTAGTCCAGAGTTTCAGAAGCAAATTAATCTACAGAGAGATACTACTGATCCTGATGCTGTATATGATTTTAACTCTACTGTATTAAAAGGACTAACTGAGCAGCAGAAAGCGTACAATCAGACTAAGAAAACTGCTAGTGACTTAGCTAATGATATACAGAACGTTGCTCAGAATACAGATACCGCTGCTAAAACTAGTGCTACTTTAGCAGATGCTATAAAAAACATAGAATCTCTATCTCTAGGTACTGGTAAGAGTGCTGATGAATACGTTAAAAATCTTAACCTAGGCTATAATACTCTGTCTGAAATGAAAACTGCGTCTCAGGCCTTATCTGAGTACGTTAAACTAACTGGTAATGAGACTAAGAACCAGTTAGCAGTTCAACAGAAGATAGCTGACGTATACAACCAAACTAAAGATAAAGAAAAAGCACAGGAAGCTGGTAGGCGTTTAGAACTCCAACAGTTAGAAGAGCAAGAAGCTGCTTTACGCCGTGTACTTCAAACTAATCAGGGAAATAAAGCTGTTGAGAAAGAAATTGAAAAAATTCAGCTGGAGAAACTTAAACTTACTAATCAGGGTATGGAGGCTCAGAAGAAGGTTAAGGATTATACAGATAAAATCCTGGGTGTAGATCGCGAGATAGCTCTCTTAAATAACCGTACTATGACAGATACTCAGTATCGTCTAGCACAGTTAAATCTTGAATTGACCATTGAAAAGGAGAAGTACGAATGGTATACAAAACAAGCTGATAAACAGAAAGAGGCGGAACAGTCTAGACGTGCTCAAGCCCAAATTGAACGTGAAATCTGGAAATTCCGCCAAGATCAGATTGCTTCAATGGCTGCTGGTAGAGAGGAAGAACAGCAAAGACAATTTACTGCTAAACCATTAATGGGAAATGCGGAGCGCTTACAGGAACAGCTAAAATTATATGAAGACTTAAAGCAGAAAACATTAGGTAATGCTGCGGCACAAGCGGAATATAATAAAAAGATAGCTGAAACTAGGGCACAACTAGCAGGTTTAAGGGCACAGAGAAACGCGGAGATGCAAGCTTCTGTGGGATCTTCTTTAGGTGCTGTGTACACTCCTACAACTGGACTATCGGGAGAAGATAAAGATTTTGCTGATATGGGAAACAGAATGGCTTCTTATGATCAGGCAATTTCTAAACTATCTGAGTTAAATTCCGAAGCAACTGCTGTAGCCCAAAGCATGGGTAATCTAACTAATGCTTTGATGCAATTCTCAATGAAATCGCTAGATACTACTTCCACGATCGCAGCAGGCATGCAAGCTGTATCTTCTGTGATTCAGTATAGTACTAGTCAGCAGGTTAGTGCCATTGATCAAGCTATTGCGGCAGAGCAGAAACGCGATGGTAAATCAGAAGCATCTAAAGCTAAGTTGAAGAAACTAGAAGCTGAAAAGTTGAAGATTCAACAAGACGCAGCTAAGAAGCAGATCATCATCCAAACTGCAGTAGCTGTAATGCAAGCGGCGACAGCTGTACCATACCCGTTCTCTATTCCACTAATGGTGGCGGCAGGTTTGGCAGGTGCCTTAGCTCTTGCTCAAGCATCTTCTGCATCTGGTATGTCAAGTATTGCTGATTCTGGAGCGGATACAACTAGTTACCTAACCTTAGGAGAGCGTCAAAAGAATATAGATGTGTCTATGTCTGCTAATGCTGGTGAATTATCTTATATCCGTGGCGATAAAGGCATAGGCGGTGCTAACTCTTTCGTTCCTCGTGCTGAGGGTGGTAATATGTACCCTGGGGTTAGCTATCAAATGGGTGAGCATGGTACAGAAGTAGTTACCCCTATGGTTCCTATGAAAGCTACACCTAATGATGAGCTAAAAACTTCATCTAACTCAACTTCAGGAAGACCTATCATCCTGAATATTAGTGCTATGGATGCTGCAAGTTTTAGAGAGTTTGCTTCTAGTAATAGTAGTGCTCTAAGAGACGCAGTAGAATTAGCTCTGAATGAGAACGGTGCTAGTCTGAAAACATTAGGAAATTCTTAAAACTGGAGGAGGACTTTGAGTCCTCCTTTTCTTTATGGAAAAATAAAAATTTCTTGATAAAATTTTCTAATACTATTATAATATTGTTAGATTACCAGACCCATACACGAATCCAGAACTTTCAGGCTTAGGATTCGAAAGTGTTAACCTGATTGATAATGACCCAGTAATTCGTGATGAGTTACCAAATGGTAAAGTTAACGAAGTTAAGGTATCTGCTCAATACTGGGGTATAAATATTTCTTATCCAGAATTATTTCCAGATGAATATAGTGTTCTAGATGCTTTTATTCTAGAATACAAAAGGACTGGTGGTTATATAGATGTTATATTACCCCAATACGAAGCTTTTAGAGTTAGAGGTAATACTAGTCTAGTAAATATACCTGCTGGACAGAAGGGTTCTAATATAACTATGGATACAAAAGGACTTCTTACAGGTACTCCAAAACCGGGGGATCTATTTAAGCTGTCTAACCACCCAAAAGTATATAAAATAACATCATTTAACAAATCAGGTAATACATGGTCCATAAACTTATACCCTGATTTATTTATAACTACTACTGGAGCGGAGAAGCCAGTATTTAATGGAATACTATTTAGAACAAAACTCATGAATGGTGATGCTTTTGGATCTACACTAAATAATAACGGAACATACTCCAACATCTCATTAAATTTACGGGAAAGTCTATGAAAAAAATATTAGATAGTGCTAGAAACTACTTAAAAAATAATAGCAGAATAAAAACTGCTAGTCTAATTTCTCTAGAATTACCTGGCTCTACCGGTACTAGTACTGCTTTTATTTACTTAACTGATTATTTTAGAGATGTACTATATAATGGTATTTTGTACCAGGCCGGTAAAGTTAAATCTATTAGCGCACATAAACAAAATAGAGATTTATCTATTGGCAGTCTATCTTTTACTATTACGGGTACAGCGCAGGATGAAGTACTGAAATTAGTGCAGAATGGTGTGTCCTTTTTAGATAGAACAGTATCAATCCACCAAGCAATTATTACAGAGGATGGTTCTATTTTACCTGTAGACCCAGACACAAACGGGCCTTTATTATACTTTAGAGGTAGAATTACTGGTGGAGGTATTAAGGATAATATTAGTACTTCGGGAGTTGGAACCTCCACAATTACTTGGAATTGTTCTAACCAATTCTATGATTTTGATAGGGTTAATGGTAGATTTACTGATGATGCTTCTCATAGGGGGCTTGAAGTTGTAGCAGGGCAATTACTTCCATCTAACGGGGCTAAAAGACTTGAGTACCAAGAAGACTACGGTTTCTTTCACGCCAATAAAAGTATCTCTATTCTAGCAAAGTATCAGGTACAGGAAGAGAGATATAAGCTAAAGTCTAAGAAAAAGCTATTTGGCCTATCTAGAAGCTATAGTCTTAAAAAGTATTATGAGACTGTTACTAAAGAAGTAGATATAGATTTTAACCTTGCTGCTAAGTATATACCAGTAGTTTATGGTGTACAGAAAATACCGGGAATACCTATTTTTGCTGATACGGAATTACACAATCCTAATATAGTTTACGTAGTATACGCCTTTGCTGAAGGAGAGATAGACGGTTTTCTTGACTTTTCCTTTGGAGATAACCCTATGATTTGTATGGATGCTAATGATAGCTCTGCCAGAACCTGTTTCGGTGTTAAAAAAATAGCCGGAGATACCATGCAAAGAATAGCCTCAGGAATATCTTCTAGTAGTCCTTCCGTGCATGGTCAGGAATATAAATATAATGATGGTAATGGTGATATAAGGATTTGGACTTATCATGGAAAAGCTGATCAAACAGCTTCTGAAGTATTAGTAAATATAGCGAAAAAACGTGGGTTCTATCTCCAAAATATGAATGGTAATGGGCCTGAATACTGGGATGCTAGATATAAACTGTTAGATACTGCATACGCGATAGTACGCTTTACTATTAATGAAAATAGAACTGAGATTCCAGAAGTTAGTGCTGAGATTCAGGGTAAGAAGATAAAAATCTATCATTCTGATGGTAGAGTAACTGCTAATAGAACTAGTTTAAACGGTATTTGGCAAACACTTGACTACTTAACTTCAGATAGGTATGGTGCAAATATTACTATTGATCAGTTCCCCCTCCAACAATTAGTACAAGAAGCTGCTATCTTAGATATTATAGATGAATCTTACCAAGTATCCTGGCAGCCATACTGGAGATATGTTGGGTGGACTGATCCATTAGCAGAAAATAGACAAATAGTACAAATGAATACTATTCTAGATACATCTGAATCAGTATTTAAAAACGTGCAAGGTTTGCTAGAGTCCTACGGTGGGGCTATTAACAACTTATCTGGTCAATATAGGATTACTGTAGAAAAATATTCTAATACTCCATTAGAGATTAATTTTCTGGATACTTATGGTGATTTAGATCTATCAGATACTACTGGTAGAAATAAATTCAACTCAGTTCAAGCATCCATAGTAGACCCAGCTCTTAGCTGGAAAACTAACTCTATTACCTTTTATAACTCTAAATATAAAGAGCAAGATAAAAATTTAGATAAAAAATTACAATTATCTTTTGCAAACATAACTAACTACTATACTGCTAGAAGTTTTGCAGACAGAGAACTTAAGAAATCTAGGTATTCTAGAACCCTCTCATTTTCTTTACCATATCAATTCATTGGTATTGAGCCTAACGATGCTATTGCATTTACATATGACCGTTATGGGTGGGATAAGAAATACTTTTTAGTAGATGAAGTAGAAAACTCTAGGGAAGGAAAGATAAATGTTACTCTACAGGAGTATGGGGAAGATGTATTTATCAACTCTGATCAAGTAGATAATAGTGGTAATGATATACCAGATATTAGTAACAACGTTCTTCCTCCTAGAGATTTTAGATATACTCCTACACCCGGTGGTTTAGTTGGTTCTATAGGAAAAAATGGTGAGTTATCTTGGCTTCCAAGCTTAACTAATAACGTAGTTTATTACTCTATCGTGCATTCCGGTCATGCTGAACCTTATATTGTGCAGCAACTAGAAACAAATCCCAATGAACGCATGATCCAAGAGATAATTGGAGAGCCAGCAGGTTTAGCAATATTTGAAATAAGGGCTGTGGATATAAATGGTAGAAGAAGTTCTCCAGTAACATTATCTATAGAACTTAACTCTGCTAAAAACCTAAGTGTAGTATCTAATTTTAGGGTAACTAATACGGCTTCTGGGGATGTAACTGAATTTGTAGGCCCAGATGTAAAACTAGCTTGGGATAGAATACCGGAAGAAGATATAATAGAAAGTATATTCTATACTCTGGAAATCTATGACTCCCAGAATAGAATGCTAAGAAGTGTACGTATTGAAAATCAGTATACTTATGACTATTTATTAATATATAATAAGGCAGATTTTGCTCTTCATAACAGTGATGCTCTAGGAATCAACAGAAAACTATATTTTCGTATTAGAGCAGAAGGAGATGATGGAGAACAGTCTGTGGAGTGGGCATCCATTTAATGATTTCGAATAATGCACCAGCCAAAATGGTCTTAAATAGTATAATGACTGGATATACAATGGCATATGTCCAGCACTCTATATATACTGACTATGACGTTATTGGTAGATCTTTTTGGTTAAAGATAGGAGAAAGTATAGATAGACGTGATTATACCGGTATAGATACTTTCTTCGTAATGATTAATAATCTGACCCCTTCAACCTCTTATGAGATTCAAGGGGCTTTCTACGACTCTATTATTGATTCTGAACTGTTAGAGGCTAAGATTGGTATCAATCTCTCTAATGAGACTAACTTTAGGACAAAAGAGAAGCCAACAATTGTTGCAGTAAGATCTGAGTCAGAACCTGTAGATGTTGGGGTGGGCTCACCAATAGTTGTTGTGGAAACAGCTGGTGAAGCAAGCTACTGTACTATTGAGTTAAAAAGTACAGCTACTGAAGATAGTCCCTGGGTTAAATATTATATTGGTGCTTTAGGTTCTACTATTAAATTTGGTGGAGTTCCTATCGGAGACTATAAGATCAGAATATCTGGTCAAGTAACTATGCCTGATGGTGTTACAGTTGATTCTTCTGGGTATTATGAATTCCCTAATATTTTAACTGTAGCGTATAATTTTGTTCCTCCTACTGCACCTATCGATATTGTTTTTAAAGCTGCGCGAATTGCTGATGGTAAAGAACGATACGATGTTAGAATTGAGTGGGATTGGGAACGTGGAGCTGGTGCTAATGTCCGTGAGTTCTTGGTTACTTATATAAACTCTGAAGAATACGCTAAGACTGGCTGGACTAAAGCTCAAAAGATAAACGTTGGTGCTGCTAGAGCTGCAACGATTATATCATTCCCGTGGAAAGTTGAACATACCTTTAAGGTTTCGTCAATTGCCTGGGGACCAAATAAACAGGATATAACAGACTCTACAGTACAAACTTTTATACTAAATGAAGATACTCCTCTAGATAATAGTTTTGTCAATGAGACGGGTATTGATGTTAACTATGCCTTTATTAAGGGCAGCATGAAAGATGGAGAAATCTGGAGACAGACATTCTTAATCGATGCAGCTACTGGTGCTATTAACATTGGTCTGCTAGATGAAGAAGGAAAAGCACCTATTTCTTTTGACCCTATAAACCGTGTTGTTAACGTTGATGGTAAAGTAATTACTAGAGATATTAACGCTGCGAATTTTATCATGACTAACTTATCCGGTAAGGATAATCCAGCAATTTACACTCAAGGTAAATCTTGGGGGGATAATAACTCCGGTATTTGGATGGGTATGGATAATACCTCTGCCAAAGCTAAATTAGACATTGGTAACGCTACACAATGGATTCGTTATGATGGTGATGTGCTACGTATTTCTAGTGGAGTAGTTATTGGAACTCCTAATGGCGATGTAGATCTGGGTACTGGTATGCAAGGTAAGCAAACAGTATTTGTTTATAAGTTAGCAACATCTCTACCCGCTAAACCACTAGAACAAGATTACCCACCTCCTGGTTGGTCTAAAACCCCACCTAACCGCACAGATATGACTCAAAATATTTATGCGACTACGGGTACACTTGATCCAGTTACTAACAAACTTCTTGAAGGTACTAGCTGGGCAGACGTTGTTCAGTGGAGTGGTACTGAAGGTACTATTGGTGCGGATGGCCAGAGAGGTCCTGGCATGTATTCTCTTGGAGTGGCCGGATTAGGCGGATGGGACGATAGTCGTGCTAACTCCTTCTTCCAAAGTAATTTTGGTTCCCCGCCTGTTAAATACGATGTATTAACTGAGTTTAATAGTAATGCTCCGCAAACAGCATTTACTAGACAATGGAATGGTTCCGGTTGGGCTAACCCAGCAATGGTACTGCATGGCAACATGATTGTTAATGGAACTGTGACTGCTGATAAGATTGTGGCAGGAAATGCCTTTTTATCACAAATCGGTGTTAATATAATCTATGATAGAAATGCTGCGTTATCAGGGAACCCTGAAGCATATTATAAGATGAAGATAGACCTAAATAGTGGGTATATCCATATAAGGTAATTATAATGAGTACAGAAAACCGAGTTATTGATATTGTTATTGATGAAAAAGTACCTTATGGTCTTATCATGCAATTTATGGATGTTGATGATAGTGTGTATCCACCAACAGAAGTTCCGGTTAACTTAACCGGATATTCACTTCGAGGAACTATTAAGTCTAGCTTAGACGAGAACGCCGAAGTTCTAGCTAACTTTAAAACTCGTGTTATTGATGCTGCTCAAGGTGCTGCTGCAATTAGTCTTTCCGTTGCAGACGTTACTAATATCGGTGAAAAAGCATCTAAAGAACGTGATAAGTATAACCCAAGACAACGTTTTGCTGGTTATTATGATATCCTAATGACTCGTGATGTAATTGGCTCTGAGGTCAGTTCTTTCCGTATTATGGAAGGTAAAGTATACATCAGCGATGGAGTAACTCAATAATGGCAATTAAAACTAAAATTATTGTACAGCAGATTCTGAACATAGATGACACTACAACTACTGCTAGTAAGTATCCTAAATATACAGTAGTTTTAGGTAATTCTATTAGTTCTATTACTGCTGGTGAATTAACTGCTGCTGTAGAGGCCGCTGCAGGATCTGCTGCTGCTGCTAAAGGTTCTGAAATAGCAGCTAAAGACTCTGAAAATAAAGCTAAAGATTCAGAGATTCAGGCAGGTATTCATGCTGGTGCTTCCGAGGCTTCAGCAACCCAGTCTGCCGCTTCTGCTGCTGAATCTGAAAGACAAGCTGGTTTATCTAAGGATAGTGCTGACGATTCCGCTGCATCTGCTCTAGAGTCTAAAGGCTTTAGAGATGCCACTGAATTAGCTGCTCAAAATGCTGAACAAAGTCGTTTACTGGCTGAACAAGCTAAGAATGCTGCACAAGCTGCACAAACTGGAGCTGAAACTGCCCAAGCTGGTGCTGAAACTGCTGAGGCTAATGCTGCTGCTTCTGCTGCTACTGCGGGGGAACATGCGGCTGCTGCCAGAGTTTCAGAAACCAATGCTAAGACTTCTGAAACTAATGCTGCTGCTTCTGAAGCGGAAGCAGGTAATCAGGCTAGCAATGCTACTACTGAGGCAGATCGTGCAAAAGCCGAAGCAGATCGTGCAGCTCAGATTGTAGATATCAAGCTGGATAAAGAAGATATATCCGGTTTCATCAAGGTTTATAAGACAAAAGCAGAAGCTGATGCTGATGTCGGAAACCGTGTATTAGGTGAGAAGATCCTAGTATGGAACCAAACTGATTCAAAATATGGTTGGTATAAGGTTGCAGGAACTGCTGAAGCTCCAGTGCTAGAACTGGTAGAAACTGAACAGAAACTTGTATCTGTTAATAACGTTCATGCAGATGATGATGGTAACGTACAGATCACTCTTCCGGGAGGTAACCCTTCTTTATGGTTAGGTGAAGTTACTTGGTTCCCTTACGATAAAGATTCGGGTGTTGGATACCCTGGTGTTCTGCCAGCTGATGGTCGTGAAGTACTTCGTGTTGACTATCCTGATACTTGGGAAGCCATCGAAGCTGGTTTAATTCCTTCTGTTTCAGAAGCTGAATGGCAGGCCGGTGCAACTCTCTACTTCTCCACTGGTGATGGTTCCACAACCTTCCGTTTACCAGATATGATGCAGGGCCAAGCATTCCGTGCTGCTGCAAAAGGTGAAGAGAATGCCGGTAATATTAAGGAGCAGATTCCATATATTACCTCAGTTAACGGAGTTTTGCCGGAGGACGCTACTGGTGCTATAGTTCTTGGACTCTCTTCGGTTGAAGGTACCCTTTCTATTGCCAAGGGCGGTACAGGGGCGACTACTAAAGAGGCTGCTAGAACAGCCCTAGAGGTACCTGCTGCTTCAGATGTATATACTAAAGCAGAGACTTATGAAAAATCTGAACTATATACTCAAACTGAGATAGATGATAAACTAGCAGATGTATATACTAAAGCAGAGACTTATGAAAAATCTGAACTATATACTCAAACTGAGGTAGATGATAAACTAGTAGAGGTAAAAACTCAGGCAGATACTAGCTATCTTGCTAAAACTCAGAATTTATCCGATCTTGCAGATCGTGCAGCTGCATGGTTAAATGTACGCCCTATTGGGTCTACGCCGCTGGCAGGCGACCCTGTTAATGATTATGATGCTGTAACTAAGCGTTGGGTGGAGAACAAGATTAACACTGGCACAATTGGACCAACGATGAATGGTGTAATGAACTACGGTGTCGGTGATTTCCACCTGCGTGATAGCCGCGCATACATTCAGCCGTATGAGGTAGTGTCAGATGGGCAATTATTAAATCGTGCCGACTGGCCTGAACTATGGGCATACGCTCAAATGCTATCTCCTATTAGCGATTCTGAGTGGCTTGCAGACCCATCACGGAGAGGTAAGTATTCACTTGGTGATGGTTTAACTACATTTCGCGTCCCCGACCGTAATGGCGTGCAAGAAGGGTCTATCAAAGGATTGTTTGGTCGCGGTGATTACGGTGTTCCATCCGATGACGGAAAAGTGTTTGATGCATCGTTGCCTAACATTTCATCTTCAGTATCTTCTGACTTGAACGGGCGTGTTTGGTTTCCATTCGCTGCTACTACTGGTGCTATGGATATTGCAACATCGGGGGATATGACATTTAAGCCAGCAGCTGGCTATGAAATGGGCTCGCAAGGTAACATCCTTCGTTTTAACGCTTCAAAGTCTTCCGCTGTTTACGGTAGATACGGAAATACTGATAACGTATTGCCCCGCAGCTTTGTTGGTGTATGGGTCATCCGCGCATCTGGCGGCTTTGTAGCGGCAAATACGTCGTGGAGCGTGATCAATGGTGATGCCACGAGGCCATCCGCAGGAACGATAGTTGATGGCGGTGAAATTCTATCCAAGTATAACGTAGGGACAGCTACAGAAGCACAGATGAGTTGGCGTATGCGCGCGGAAATTGGTGCTACCTACTACGCTAGACTTAATGTGTCTAACACCACCACAGGGAAGACTGCCGTATACGACTTCAACGAGAATGGTGACTTCACCCTCCCCGGTCGGCTTACGGCTAAAGGCAACGCGACTATAGCTGGTAGTGCCACAATCATTGATGGACAATACCCTCAATTGTCAATGAGACCTAACTACCTTGGCGGAGGTACAGTCCCTGATACGGTAGTCGGCGGCGCGATGTTCTTTGAGGGTGCTTTAGACCCTAAGGGAAAAAAGTATTACCGCCTATTCTTTCGAAGGAAAGATGGCAATAGAACTGGAGAAGTCGCCCTAGATTTCCCAACCTCCACTTCAGGCACGCTTGCGTTGCAGGGAACATCCGGCCTTGAGTATAAAAAGGATATTACTGATGCCGATGCCCAGGAGGCTATGGACAGAATTAACGGACAGCGCCTTGTAAACTTCGTCTACAAAGACGATGAACAGGGGCGTGTACGCTTTGGCATCATCGCTGAGGAAGCTGAGTTAATCGCACCGCAGTATATCAAGCACAATCAGGTATCTTACGAGGACATTCTTGATGAAGAAGGGAATAAGATTGGCGAGAAGACGAAGGACAGACCTTCCGTTGACGTCAACCCAATCGTCATGGACTTGATGGGGTGTGTTCAGACGCTGACTAAAAGGATCGAGGATATGAAAGCAGAGATTGCCGAACTAAAGGCTAGTAAGTAAACAGAACCCCACTTCGGCGTGGTTATTGCATTGCACCGTCAAAGTAATGGTTGCTTTGGCGGAAAAGGTGAAGAAATTGGGGGAAATTGGAAGTAGAACTTGCTGTATTAAAAGAAGCGAATGGTTGCTAACAAACTTGAGCAAGAATTAACCTAACCGAAAAATTTGTGAGTGAATTCATTGAGACAGATAACTCATAGTGTATACATAGTAAAAAGAAACCCCAGTGGACAAAATCCACTGGGGTTTTTTATTAATCTTTACTTCCTTTGATAATACCTAAGTTATACACGGCTAACATGGCTTTGAGAGTTGGATCTTGAGACTCATTACATAGGTTCAAGAATCCTTCTTCATCCCAATGTTCCACATTACCAAACATATCGACTTTAAGTACAATTTTGTTAAGATCAGGCTGAGCAACAGCCACATGATAGAAATTAGTAGGTTCAGCTAAGTCTAAGCCTACCCCATTAGGATCAGTAAAATTATTTGTTTCCTGAACTTCCAAATCCGCCTTCCCCACGATCAGTCTCCCCTAGTTCGTCAACGATTTCAAAATTATGAGTTGAGTAGTGTGGCACTACTACTAGCTGACAAAGTCTTTCAAAATTTTCCAGAGTTTGAATTTCAGAACCATAGTTATAAAGGTTCATCTTAATAGTTCCACGATAGTCTGAGTCGATCACTCCTGCGGTATTTGCAATCATCAAGTGACGCTTACCTAAAGAGCTGCGAGGAACTACCAAACCGAACCAGCCTCGCGGAATTTCCACCGCGACACCGGTGTCAATCATTAAGGATTTGCCTGGTGCAATAGCACGTAAATCTGCAGCAGGGTTAGTACCAAAGAATGCTCGCAGATCCATACCTGCGGCATCTTCGGAACCGATCTTAGGCATACAATCTGGATGAGTTAATTTAATTTTAATCATTGTTCTGCAATCTCCAAAATATCTTTTGTAAACTTATCTAATACGTCTTGACCTACAGCAGCAATAGCATCCACACAGTAGGTAGGTAAATCAACCAGAATTAGGTTTCGATAAAGCAATTCTTCCGAAGCATTTAAATTCTGTATATATTTCTGTTTTCCTGGCAGGGGAAGCTGATCAATAATATCCAAAACATTACCAAATTCACGAATAATATTATATCCGCGTTTTGCCCCAATACCTTCAACACCACGGATATTATCCCCTAAATCACCCATAATTGCTTTCAGAGAGATAAACTGCTCTACATCGTCAACATTATGGTGCTCATACATATCACGAAGATGATATTCACGACGTGTTGTGAAAGAGAAGCGAGAAACTTTATCAGTTAATAAAGTATCCCAGTCGCCATCGGTAGAAATTAGCCAAACGTGATCATAAAGATGACCAATGAGCTTAACAATATAAGCTGCCATATCATCTGCTTCTACACCACGAATAGTGAAGGTTGGGAATGTAGTTTCACATAGTTCGAAAGCATCTTTCAAATACTCGAAGAACTGCTCATCTAACGCTTTCTCCTCTTCCGTACGCTGAGAGTATTTCTCATCTCGATTCCCTTTATACTCGGGAAGATGCTCTAAGCGGAATGCAGACTTCCCTTTATCCCCTAAAACTATTGTAGTTCTAGCAGAATAAGATTTTGCTAGAGACTGAATAGTGGAAACATAACTTGAGGCAAATGGTTTTTTACTATTGTTATGTTTGAAGCGAAAGCCTAAGTTAGTTCCATCGACAATCATTAGGTTACGACGGGAAGCCATTTCAGCTTCCTCTTCTTCAATAAATTTTCCCCAGGATTTACTCATTATTTAATTAAGTCCTCAACAGATGCATGATGTAGCCACGGCTCAAATAAACCAATTACGATTTCCATGTCTTTCTTATTTAACACCATATGGGTACGACTCATTAAGTTGTCAACCATCGGGTCTGAGCTATCCAAAGCTATTAACCACTGTCCTCTGTCTTTCTTGAATATTAATGCAGGTTTGGAGTTCATCTGCTCACCTTCACGTGAGCATTGCTGCCACCACTTCTCTAGGGTAGATTCACCAACATTAAATAAATTACTTGATAATGCGTCGTCTTTATACCACTTAACTTCGAAGCAGTATTTACTAATGTGTCCGCTTTGTGGTGGAAGGTAGATGTCACCTTTTAGTCCGTGGCTCTGGCCAAAAGCACCAGAGCCAGGAACACGTTCCCACTCAAGACCTGTACGCTCACGTAGGATATCTCTTACCTGATATTCACCACGTTTACCCTTCTCTCTACTATCTACAGCCATTATTCCTCTGGGAAATTTAATACTGCGAAATCTCCGAAGTATTCTTTTGCTTTAATATCATATGCTTTGGCAGCCTCCTCTAGAGTATTAAAAGATCCTAAGTTTTCTCTAATACCAGTATTAGGGTTTTTAATTCTAGCCCTGGGTTTACCATCTCTACCGTTAGGGAAATCTAAACCTTTATACTTAGTAGCCTTAGACCTAGAAGATCTATTTTGAGCTTGCTGAGACTTAGAAGCATTACGTAAGTTATCTGGAATATCATTTTGCCTATTTCTATCTTTATGATCCACTGAGTCTGCCCAGGTACCGTTGGTCATAAAGTAAATTAAATCGTATACTCTGTATTCTGTCCCTTTAATACTTGTTCTATAATACCCATCTTTAGACAGGGATCCGACTCTAGATCCTTTCTTAGCTGATCCCACTGATTTTCTATGAAATAGAGTACCGTCTCTAATTTCATACCTATCCTGTAGGAACTCTACAGTTATATCTTGCTTTTTCATTCTAAATAGGAGAATCCTTCTGCATCTTTTTTAACTGTAATCTTATGGGCCAGCGGGTGAGAGTGCCCATGAGAAACAATGATAGAATTTAGACTTTCTTCCTCATTTAATAGTTCAACGAGAGTATCAAGTCCTTTAGTATCAATAAAGCTAATTACTTCATCAAGGAATAGAAGATTAATATTAACTTTACTAATAGATGTTAGTAGCATTCGAATAGCTAACAGGGTTGCTAGATTAATTCGACTTTGCTGACCAGTAGAGCAGTTCTCCATACTGGTACGGTTTCCATCATTGAAGATTACTACTTGTAATTTTGTTTCATCAAGTTCAAATCCAAGCGCAAATTTACCACCAGTCATAATAGAAAGGTATTTATTAATTAGTTCTTCAAATACTTTCACACTATGCTCTAGTTTATACCCTACCAGATTTTTCAATGCGGCGATCAGAATATCGAGATCAGCAACAGCTTCTGATACTCCATCCAGTTTGGAAGTAATCTCAGACATTTCTGCCTCAGCTTTCTCAATCTGTTCTAGTTTCGCTTTATATTTTGCATTGGCTAATTCAACATTTGCATTATGCTCTTTGGCAATTGCAACCTTAGAACGTCCATCAGCGATTTCCTGTTCTAGTTGTCGGATTTGCACTTGTAGGTTTTGCACATTGAGTTCTTCAAAAGAAGCATCACTCATTGAATTTTTGAACTCGTCTCTAGCTGTCACTGCTTTATCCAAAGCATCCTTTGCTCTAGTATATGCAACGTACTCAAGTTGTTCTTTCTTCAACTGTTGTAGCTTAGCTTCAAGAGATTGCTTCTCTTTGAACAGAGGGTCATATTCTGTTCTAGCCATATCCATTGCTTTTTGAGCAGCAGTTGTATCTAGATGAGTACCACAGGTAGGGCATTCAGTATTTGAAGCCTCTTGCTTGAACTTCTGATAACGTTTCTTAACTTCGCCCGCACGTGAGGTCACAATCGTTAGGTCACGCGTAACACTTGAGATCTCTTCGTTTTGGTCAGTGGGCGCAGGTAAATTTTTGAAAGGTTCGAAAGATTGTTCGGCAACTTGTACAGCTTTGTCCAAATTACGCAATTTAGTAATATTAGCCTCTTGAGACTTGGCTAATGCCGCCTTAATTTTCGATTCAGTAAGTTCTTGTGCTAATGGCTCTTCATCAAACTCCGGCACTTCGACTGGTTCTTGTAAGGTTCCCAAGTTATTCTTTCCATTAAGGATTTTCGTAATTACAGCCATTTGGCCCTGCAAATTATTTAAGGTATTTGCTATTTCTTTACGGTCAGCCTTAATAGTTTCTGACATTTCTTTATACTGTTCTTGATTGAACAAGTTAACAAGAAAAGCCTTACGTGTTGCATCTGTTGCTTTTAGAAAGTCTAGATTGGAACCCACTGATTGATAAATCAGTTTGGTGAATGTTTGGAAGTCACCACCCATAATCTCTTCAATCATCTTGTATGTTTGAGTTGCCGTGTGTCCACTAATATCTTCTCCATTCTTAATAAGAGTTACTTTAGCAGTTGATTTAACTACTTTATGCAGTTCGTACTCATCTTCATCTTTCGAGAAGTAAGCGTGCATATCGTATTCTTTTTTCGGAGAAGACCAGGAGAACAGAGCATCCTTCTTAATACCGCGTGAGTTCTTATTATAAAAGAGTTCTTCAATAACAGTGGCGATGGTGGATTTTCCTAATCCATTGCCACCAATTAGTTGAGTAACTGGATTCTTATCGAAATGAATTACGATGTTCTTACCGTAAGACATAACGTTACTAAATTTTAGTGTCTTAATTGTAATCTTTGACATATTTCGCAGCTCTAGCCAAGATTCTATCAATGTCGCCTTGAGATAGCTTCTCGACTTCACGGAAGTAAAGTTCAAGTTCGCCTAACATATCAAGATCAACAAGATTTAACTTAGCGTCTTTAGTAACTCGATGGTTAATCTTCTTATCTAATAAATCAGAGTCTTTGATAGACTTTAATTGAACAACGTCACCAGTAACTTCATAGACTACACGATCATAATCACTAGGTTCCATCTCTTCACCAGCTCCGATTGTTTTACGAATCAGTTGTGGTAAATCACCGAGTTCAATCCACTCTACTTTTAATGTGTCGGTATCAACGATAAAGCAACCATTTGTATCTTTTGTGCGTTCTCTATGGAACGATGTAGTTAATGGAGATCCTGGATAGAGTAGTCTAGTAGATCCGATAGTCTGGCTATTAGTATAAGAATGTAAATCGCCAGCAATTACAGTATCATAACAGTTGTACTTAGTTAGATCAATTTCTGGTTTTACATGTGGAGGGATTTCACCACGAACATGCGTGAAACATAGTTTTGATTCAGATGGTTTCCATTTGGATTTATGGATTTCATCATACGGAACAATATCAAATTCAGGGGAACGATATGGTTTGGTAATTACTTCCCAGTTACCACTCGTTACTTTATTAATAACTCCTGCATAATGATATAGACATGAAATGGTTTTAGTTAACATTTCATGATTTCCAGTAAAGATTTTGCCTGGATGGTCAAGTCTTGACATGAACTGTTCAAGCAGCTCTATTTCTTCTGACGACGGGTCGGAATGATCAAATAAATCACCACCAATAATATGAAGATCACAGTTATGATTATGGAATATATCATTTAGACGGTCCCCCAGCATTAAGAATCTTTTCTTCTGCCATTCTTTGGGAATTTTATCTTGTCCTAGTTTGATATGATGATCAGCACTAAATAGTATTCTCATAGGTTAAAAAGAAAGGGGCCGAAGCCCCTCTATTTATTAGTCGTCCAGATCGCTTGCAGCTTCTGTGTCAATACCTTTCTGGGAGCCCGCATTGCTATTATCAGATTTGGCATCATCATCTTTATTCTCACGACCCTCCATGAAGGCTTGAATTGCTTCTTTCTGCTCTTCATAGGTAGGAACCGGATAGGTTTGTTCCAGAGAAGGAACTTTTTCGAACTTAATGATGTCGCCATCTTCATCACACATAGCTTCACCGATCAGATCTACATCTGCAGCATATTGCTTAGATTCTGTACTGTTAGGATCTTGCAGCTTAATCTGGAACTGCATAGCAGCAATCTGCTGTACATCATACTCAGTATCGAAACCTTTACCTTTTTTCTCGATAGAAATATCAATATCAAACGGAGTTGCCAGGCTCAACTGCTTCATGATAGACTGGATGCCTTTCAGAATAGTAGCCTTGACTTCCATTACTTTCAGTTTGTTATCAGAACGGTCAATAACAAAAGCGATATAGTTTTTCTTCGGTTTCAGCGGAACACGATTACCATCTTTATCCAGCTCTTTCTCGAAGAAGCCCATCTCATGAACCGGATCAGCTTTACCACGAACAAAGCTCTCTTTGTCACGATTAAAACGGAGACATTCGAAAGGAGCTACGTTACCCTCTTTATTAGTCAGCCAATAGACATAACGTGGAAGAACACCAGAAACGATACGAACACGAGTGATACCGTTGTTGAACTTCAGGAATTCGATTTTATCGTTAGAACCGCCAGTAGTTTCGCCCCAAGACTTAGCCATATTTTATTTCCTCTTTAAAGATTAATTTCGATTTGTTAATTGCGATTAGTGGGTTAGTGTCGATTACTAAACGTGGTATCCATACTGGAACATATTGCATGTCCAAACTAGGATCGTTTGTAAACTTGTATTCGGCATAATTTCGTAGACTTAAAATTCCTAGATATTCTGCCAGTTGTCTATTAGACAATTTATTTGGATTATCAACTATTGTTGATTCATTCAAAATGAATGAGGAACCGACCAATAATTGGTGAGCATCAGGCTCTGTAAGCATTCTTTTGAAGAGCTTAATAATTAGGTCAGAATTTCCTCTAGCTAGTAAGTATAGCTTTTCATAATCGAAGAATTTAATTTTTGTTTTCTCCTCGAATTTATGTATATATTATACTAGATTTCGAGAGAATTTAGCAACTAAAATTTTTATTTTTCTGCTTCGGACTTTCTTATCAATCCGAAACTTTCTCTCTCAAATTTATGTATATATTATACATCATTTATGAGCTGTTGCCAAATGCAATTTTAGCTAATTGAACTGCTTTCTCAGGAGTCATGGTAATAGTTTTCCACCCGTTGTTACGATATACTGCCATACGTCCAGAAGCCTGTCTTAGTCCAGTGCCACCTTTCATAATTAGATCTACAACAATAGGGTCGAGTTTACCTTCAACAATACGTTGAACACGACCTGCAAGCTGTTCAATGAGAGATTCATTATTAATGAGGCTTCCCATTATTAAACAAGATAGCTCATTAAGGGAAATACCTTCAGAGAAGATACTTTGAGCTGCTGCAAGTACACAAGGTCCACCTTTTGCTATATCTTCCTGAATTTTTAATCGGTCATCTAAGTGAGTTGCCCCTATAATTTCATATGTTGTAACACCACGCTGTGCAAGAGCTTCTAGTACTGTTTGGATTAACTCTGTTCTGTCACTTACAATGAGTACTTTATGCCCCATATTCACATATAAATGTGCTAGATTTATAATAGTTTCTCTATATTCAGGATGATTATACACATCGTTAGCACGTAATGCCCATGGTACGTTTTGGTTTCCTGATAACTCAACAGGCACGGAGTACCTATGGATTGTAGGTGCAACAGTATTATTAACCGGTGGGCTAAAAATCTTATATCCAAAGAAGTCTTTGAACATAACTTGTAGACCATCTTTCCGTTTTAATGTTCCAGATAGTCCAATCTTATAGCGAGCACATGATATTTCCAGGAAGTTAGTGAAAGTTGTAGCCACGCAATGGTGAACTTCATCAACTATAACAGTACCGAATACTTTAGAAAGATTATTCGCATGTTTATTCACTGTTTGAATATTACTGACCACAATTGGTGGATCAATATTGTATTTCCCAGAGCCTATGATACCGGGTTCAAACCCAAACCATTTACGAACTTCTGCCGCCCACATTTCACGAATAGATGTGTTGGTACAAATTACTAAAGTTTTCTGGCCAAATTTATACGCAAGTGCCAGGGCTAGGATAGTTTTGCCAAATCCAGGCTTACCATTAATAATACAGGTATCATCGCACTCTTCATATATTGGGAGCTGGTCTTCTTCACGCAGCTTGAACTTAGGTTTTGGTATATCTACCGGAGCTAATGTGCGTTTATCGACTAATTCGTATTTTACTCCTTTAGCATCTAGTAAATCCAGACGCGTGATAGGAATCCACTTAATCTCCTTAGCAACAACACCACTATTCTTATACATAATAGGGTATTTACTAGTCATTGTCTCAATGTGATAAGTGGTTTGTTTACTACAATAATCCCAAAGTTCATCATCTGGCTTGAAATAGGCTTTATTAGATATAACAACCTTCATAATTTTATTCTAAGTCTAGGAATTTCAGGCTCCTCTTGATGGACTTGATAAATAACAGGGCTATTATTTATCAGAATATAGCTTATATAAGCTGGAACATAGGATAATACAAATGGATATGGAACTTTAGCTACATAGCATTGGTATTTTCCGTTATAAATTCTAGCTGAATGCAAAACTTTAGAGGTGACAACATCATAGAACGTAGTTTTCTTCCAGTTAATAAGATTTCCATCAGAATCTATAAATTGGCTACGCTTTGACCCAACTAATTGAGACAACATTGATATTCTACCCCTAATAGGATAGAGCTTATATGGTAATTCTTTCCGTTTCTCAAATAGAATAAGCCTACGTTGAGAAAAAGTGCCAGGCAACTTCCTGTTATCTAGCACATATTTATTATATCTTGTTGTAATTACGGAATAATCACCTTCTTGCTCAATTGATACAAAAGCCCGTAAAGCATATACTGGCAATTTGAAATCAAGCACCGAGAATCCTTCTCACGTTATCCAAATCTTTACATACAGCAATAAACTTATCATCCTTGTATTTGCTATGATCTGGATGCTCTTTATCCATTGCAGCTAGTTTCTTATACTCGAAATCTGCATCAAGTAATACACCCTTGACATAACGAGTATATTCATCATCATCAATACAAGCGATTGATGGATGCTGCTTCTTCATCTTACCACAAGAGTAGTCACGAGAACCTCCAGCTTCAGAATCTGAATCAATACCAATCGGACAACCAGGAATACTGATACCACGGTCTTTCTGAATATTACGAATCAGGATTTCATTATATTGGTCGATCAAATCCTCACGAACAATAGCAACTACGGAGTCGTGAACTAGCATAACAATCTTCATCTCTTGTTCTAGGCCAAGAGAAATGATCTCATTATCTGCATCTACAGCACCTAAAAGGAGACTATCAGAAGAAGCAGACTGAATGATTGCGTTAAATCCAGAACGGATTTCCTCACCCTGAACACCACGGTCTTCGGAGTGGATATTGTGCAGACGACGTTTACGACCAAAGTGACTATAGATAAACCCATGATTCTTGATCTGATCGTGGCACTTATCAATCCAACGCTTAAGCTGCGGGAACTGACCGAAGTACGTTTCAATGTACTCTTTAGCATCTGCAACCGTACATTCTACAAACGGTTCGCCTGTCTTAGCAGCCTGTTCCAGAAGAGCTTCGTTAACAGAATGAGCTACTTTAGCTGGGCCAGAACCATACAGAATACCAAAGGTGATTGCTTTAGCTGCTTGACGCAGGGCTGGGAATAACTTTTTAACATCACGGGGCTCGCATTGGAGCTTAAATACCATGTGTGCGATGTTAGAGTGGAAGTCAGGGTATTTATCTGGTTCATTTCTCATGTTGATAAATACTTGTTGCATATTTCTATCACCAGATAGAACAGCAGCATAATAAACTTCCGCAGTTGTTAAGTCCCATGCGATTACACGATACCCAGGAGGAGCTACTACACAACCCTTGATAATAGATTCATCACGAGGTAACTGTTGCAAGTTCAGTTTACCGGAAGAACTCAGACGACCAGAAGTAGTCATATGTTCGTGGAAACCAGTACGAATGCAACCATCTGCATCAATACTCAGAAGAATCTTCTCAACATAAGTAGAGATCAGCTTAGTCAGCTTACGAATCTCTAGTAGAGTCTTAGCAATTGGATGCTGCGTAGACAATTCGTTCAGAGCTTCTGCATCTGTAGAGTCTGCTCCAGTATCCGTCAATTTACCTGTTGGAGTTAAGCCAACATAGTCAAACAGAAGAACACGGAGTTGTTTAACAGAGTTAGGATTAAATGCTTCGTTCTGATCTTTCTCTAGCTGAACGACTTCTGGATAAGTATACAACTTTTCACGAGCTTTATTCAGATTATGAGTTAACTGGTACTGTGCTTCTTTCAAGCGATCAATAGAAATTGGTACACCACGATCCTCAACACGCTGGAGAAATACACAACCAGGCATTAGGACATCATAATATAGACTACAAAGTTTTTCATTCTTCTCAATTTTTGGCAAGAAGAAGTTGTGCAAACGTAGGGTGGCATCAGTATCTTTTGCAGCGTAAGGCCACATAATATCAAATGGAATTAAATCATAGGTGAAATCGTCTTTCTTGATTTTATGTGCTTTGCAGTAATCCTCCTTGAACTTATCTAGCTCAAAGTCATAGTCACCCATATCGGTATACTTCATTGCTAGAGATTTCAAGCCATGAGTACCACGACGCTCATCTAGAACATAATGCTGCAACATGGTATCATGTAGCCTGCGTTCTTTATGCGCTTTATCAAAAGTAAGTCCCAGATGGTACTTATAAAAGTGCATATCAAACTTCAAGTTGTGAAAAACAATAGTGTGGTTTTCACTATCCAGAATTTTCTGGAGATAGTATACTGCAACCTCTGTGAGACAATCAGAATCGATATACACACCCTGATACTCTTGGTGAGACATAGAAACACCGAGCAGATAACCATCTCGACAGTATAGTGCTGAAGTTTCGGAGTCGAATGCTACAGGTCCGATAACCATATTATACACCATCTTGATATATTCTTCCGCCTCGTCGGGGTCAGTGATAGGACGGTAATCACCAGCTTTTGCAATCTTCTCACGACCATTGATAATATCGTGGATATTCTCTACTGTTGCATCGAAAACTGGTTTCATTTCAGGCTTAAAGTGTAACTGGGCTGGGCTGATACTTGCAATCCAGTTAGCATATCCATTATATTCTACACGTTTACCAGTATAGTCACCAATGCCTTTCTTACCTGCGAAATACAGGAAAGGTTCAGCACCTACTAGTATAACAAAATCGTAATCATTCGGATCAAATGGGTTTTCTGGTGTTCCAATAGTAATGTGCTTTTTAAGCAAACGACCAGATAACTTCTCGTTACACATATGAAATACATCAACTTCCTCGCCGTATAGCTGGAAATGTTTATCGTAACGAGTGTTATTTAGAGCTTTATCAACTACTGCGATTTTCAAATTTAATCTCCTCTTGGTAAGTAAGTATAACTTCAGTGTTTCTTCTATAACTTACCAATATATTATACCAAATCTTTAAGCGATTCAGCAACTAAAATTTCAATACGTTTTGCTAACATATCAATTTCTTCTTTATTTAAGTCACCAGGGTCTTTACCTTCGGGTAGAAGAAAGTTAGCAACTACAGGTGTTAAACGCGTTTTTGTACGAATTAACTTGGCCAATGCTTGTGCAGCCTTATTACCAGAAGCATCATTATCTAGTAAGATAACAACAACTTTTACACCAGCAATAATATAAGGGCTGAACTTATCTGCAATATTATCCGAAGTAAACTGATGTGTACCAAAGCAGCAAGAAGCATAGTCTATACCATTATCCTCTAGGTTCAGCATATCAAAGATACCTTCAACTAGAATAAGAACTGGAGTATTATATCGTACAGGGAAAATCGGTGGTGAAACTTGTTTTGGTTTTACTAAGTATTTAGGAGGGGCAGAACTGTTTATAGAACGACCCAAAAATAGGATATTGCGTCCAACAGCATCTGTGATTGGGAATACAATTCTGCCTTCCCAGTTCTCTTGATGTTGGAAAGCAAAATACTTCTTCAAGGTCTTAGAACTTATACCTCGGAAATCACCTTCGAAAAGGTAAGCAGATTCAGGAATTGCAAGATTCGTAGATCCATTCCTAATCTCTGAAATCTTTTTACGTACCTGTGATAGTCTTGGGGACTGTCTGTACTGAGTCTCATTAAAATAATGGTAAATGCTCGGTATACCTTTACCGAAGCCACAACTCAAGCAGTGCATAATACCTGTTTCAGGATCAATACGCAAACTTGGGTGTTTATCGTCATGATCTGGATTTAGACAACAGATGAGGATGTCCCCACCTGTGTCTTTATATTCAATGCCTTTCAGATCAAGTAGTTCTGTTATTCTACTCATATATCGCTGGCCTGTTCACCTGTTGAATTTTCAGCTTTGTCTTTTTTAGCACGTTTAGGTTGAGCCGGCTTATCCTTCTCAATAGGGATAACGAACTCAGCTTCCATTTGAGATATATCTTCCATTGCTAGATTGGTAGTGTTATCCATTCGCAGAGTTTCCCAGTTCATTTTAGGCATAAACTTCACGCTATCAGAAGAACGAGTCTTAACGAAGTCAAACATAATAGCACCTTGACCATTATCAGCTTTTGCAGCATTAAGGTTAGCAGCCATGTCTGCGGAATCAAGAATCCCCTTTGACATACGTGTTCTACCATCTTGATCGATCTGGTAAGGAGCTACACCAGCCACGTTATGTTTCTGGCAGATAGATTTGAAAGACGAGCTAACAACCATCTGTTCTTTCCAGTCATACATATCAATGGTTTTAGAATCTGGAAGTCGGGTTTGGTTAATATAGTCCAGTAAAGCTACTGTAACTTTATCACCATATCTAGCAACTAGTTTATTTAATTCTACGTCAACTGTTGTAATGGACAGTTCAGGGTCATAAACAATAATCATAGGAGTATGTAGCTCATACCCTTCTATTAGCTTACTCTCCATATCGTAGAAATCGCTCATCTTAGCCATTGTGTACTGTTTAACGAAGCTATCGAAAAGCTCTTCACCTCCATTAAACATTCTAGCTCTAGTTCTGGCTAATCTCAATAGAGCTGCACCTTCTAGAGTATTATTACGCATTGCTAATGCTGATACACCAGCTAACATGGCTAGATTACGTCTAAATACTTCATGTTCTTTCATCTCAATTGAGAAGTATGGAGCAATATCCCCATTCAAATATTGCTGAACCTGTATGTTTGAACAGATAATGGATTTACCAGTACCACGCCAACCACCAAGCAGTAACGTTTCTGTGCGAGCTAAACCAATTTGAGCGTCGAACTCATTACAAATACCAAGAGCGATTAGGTTCAGTTTGGTATCTTCTTCTCTCTGGAAAATACGCATGTTATCTGCGTTGAATACTTTTCCAGTATTCGTTACTTTCTCTTCTAATTTTAAGTGAAGGGAGGCAACTCGGTTGAGAATTTCTCCCTGATCCAGCATTGTTAAATCTTGAAGCACGTCTGTTTCTAGAAGCTTCAGGAATAAATCCTGTGTATATTCAGCCTCTAGGACTTCAAGTGCCTGTTCCATGCTCACTTCTGGAATTTGAGTGTTAGCTAAGACGACTAGAGCTTGAGAAAGGCGGGCGTTCCTATTAGACTCAAGCATCAGTGCGTCAATGGATGGCATTGTGTTATATTTTTTATAATAATTCTGGACGGCTTGGTAAATTGAGGAGAAAGCGTCATTAAAATGATCTTTATGCAGTTTTGAGAATGTTTCCAATGCTATTTGCTTCTGTTCGGAAGCTAGAAGCATCTTCAACACTACAGCTTGCACGTTAAACAAGGTCATTCTCCTTTGCACGCTTTCGTGCCTTCTAAATGCAAAAAGGGGAAGGAGCATAGCCCCCTCCCCTTAGGTTTAATTTACCAGATTATTCAGCAGCCGCAGCTTTTGCATCCAGTTTAGCACGCTTAGCGGCACCATCATAGTCCTTAGCAACCAGACCACGACGAGACAGCATAGATTTAACACCGCGCTCAGACTTACCAGTTTTCTCAGCGATCTCAGCAACAGTCATGTTAACCAGATCCAGACCTTCTAACAGATCTTCACGAGTTTTAGCACTTGAGGTTTCCTGTACCGGCATAGCAGCGATACGACCTTCACGAAGCAGACTCAGAGCTTTACCACGGATCTGCTTAATATTGCGGCCGAAGTGAGCAGCGATAGCTTCAATAGTAGCACCAGCAACAACCTGATTAACAAAATCAGTTTCTTCATCCGGAGTGAAGGAACGAACAGCGGCAGCTTTTTCAGTTGGTTTAACAGAAGCGGTCATTTCCAGACTCAGGATCTTACCCTGTACCTGCTTAGCACCGAACTGACCACCAGCTACAGCAGCAGCGATTTCAGCATAGGTATACTGACCAGCATGAGCGTTCAGGAAATCAACCAGTTCAGCTTCCTGCTCAGGAGTCCACGGAGATTTCTGCACTTCGTTAGCTTTCTGTACTTCAAAACCTTCTTTACGCAGTTTAGAGCCAACAGAGCGAGCAGTAACATCTTTGCCAGTTTCAGCAGCCAGTTCAGCAGCGATAGCAGCTACTTGTTCTTGAGAGATTACAGCAACACCCAGAGCAGTGGCTTTTGCTTTCAGAGACTCGGTTACACCTTCTACGTTCCAGTTCAGTTTAGACATTATTATTTTTCTCCAATAGTTCTTTAATCGACAGGATTTCTATCCCATTCGTTTCGGCTTTCTTATAAGATGAGGAAGAACGTTTTGATTCATCCTCACAGATCAGGTATTTGACGTCTTTGGTAACGGATTTCTTAACCGTATATCCTAGACCTTCTAAATAGTTTGTTGCATCCGTTCTATTTGCAAAGTCTTGCAAAGATCCGGTAATACATACCGCGATTCCATTTGGCTGGGCAACTAATTCATCCGTAATGATAATATTAGCTTTCGCACCCTTAATACCAGTTGAGAATTTCCACGGTAGTTCGATAACATCCTTGCCTTGTGGGGAATTTAGCCAGGCTTTGTAGTTTTCTCCAGCCTTGCCGTCAGCCTTCACATCGTGGAAGCTAGTGCAATTTTGGGATAATTTCTTTGCTGCAACCTCTCCAATTAGAGGGATTCCTAAAGAACCGAGAACTGAACCAAAGTCAATGTCTCCGTGAACTTTAGTATTTAATTCGCTAATTAACTTAGCGGCAACCTTGCTACCCACGGCTCTAACCAAATCTTCTTCGGTTAGGTAAAATAGTTCTGAAATCTTCGTCAGTTCCAGCTTCTCAATAGTTTTTGGACCAAAGCCCTTTAACTTCATTTTTGTACAGAAGTTCTCAATTAACTTACTTGATTGCGCTGGACAGTTGGACTTATTCCGACAGAATAATTGTCCGTTGACAAGATCTAGCTTAGAACCACAAGAGGGACATTGTGTTGGAATTTCGATTTTCATCAAATTTCTTCCTTATCAATTTATATAAATATTATAGCAAGTATTTAAGCATTTAGCAACTACAATTTTAACTAACTTTGCCTACCCTCGCCATAACTTTCTATCCCTCAACTGAATGATAATAGTATATACCTAAGCGGCGAAAATGTCAATAACCACTTTATAATTCCGATATGGTGGAGGGGGTTAAAAGGGCCCACCCTTTAAAGGAGGGGTATTTACCCTTATGCAGGTCAGATATTCTGTGTCTATCTAGCCCAGATAATCTGTGTAGTTCAGAGTAAGACGTGGCTACAAATCTAGCCCCGTTTTCATGTACTAATACTAATTCTTTATATTTCTTGCTACGAAATAGTTCTAAAGTACTTTTTAATAAAATACACTCCAAGGTGTTATACCCTCCGGTGGCAACATGCTCTAGCATTTTAGATGTAATATTGAACTTTGAGGCCACTGATTTATACGTTTCAAATGGATTTAAAATACAGTACTCTACTGCTTCGGCTAAGTTAGATAAAGGAGAGTTTGTATTTAGCTCCGGACAAATCTTCTGTATCCACAAATCTTCTGCCCGTAAAAATACATCAGTATTCTCTTCTGGAGAAATATACTCCAGAATCTCTATGCTTATATCTGACTTCTGAACCTGCCCACCTAGTAAGTTTCTTGGAATATGGGAGTCTATATGGTCTAAGTTAGTAACATAAGTATACGTATGCTCCTTAAACCTTCTATCAATATTTCTAGAATAGCCAACGTATTTATACTCTTTTACTTTCAGTAAGTAAATTCCACTATTCATAAATTCTTTCCACAATCTTTGGTATCACACCCCCTGCACGTACTACCCTAATCTGACATCCGATCTCTAAATCTAATGATGTAATATAGTCTACATTATTAAGAGTAGCCTTTGTAATAACTGCATCCTCAATAGTAACAGGTGTAAAATATCCCACTGGAGTTACTTTACCGGATGCTCCTGTTGCCCATTCAACTTTAGTAAGAGTTGTAATTTCGCCTTCTTCATCCTCTTTAATAGCGAATGCTCCACGAGGGAATTTATTAGTCCAGCCTTCTCGGAAGAATTTGTTGTTGTCATTAATACGAACAACTTTACCATCAGTTGGAATCCATTTAAAGAAGGAACGCACATTAACAACTGTTAAGAAGTTCTCATTCTCTAGCCAAAGCATATCTCTTAAATATGCTTCTGTAATACCTACAGATTCAGCAGAACACTGGATACCATATGCAACGAAGATTAAACCACCTTCTCCGATACGTTGTACAAAATCATCACTATCTTTGAGGTTAATAGCACCAGAGGCAAAGTTACGTTTATTTTCTACTTCTTTTGTAATTAGAACTTCACCAGTGATTTGAGTGGGTACTTTTTGGGAAATCTTTTTAGGGATGTTCAGCAATCTTACGTTGCTTGTGACATCATTCCCTAGAATACCATTACCACGAGTTAGTGCTTGAACAAATTCGCCATTAATATATAACAGAGAGATTGCACAACCATCTAACTTATCAGTTTCTACCTGACCTAATGGGTTAAATGGAGGTTTATCTCCACGATTATAATAAACTTTCTGTAAAGAATACATACGATACAGATGTGGAATATCACCCTTAGGCCCGATCTCTTCTTCTAATGGAAATCTTTTAATCAGACGATCATATTCTTCGTCAGAGATTAAAGACATTCCCTGGTAATATGCCTCTTGACAACGTTTAATAAAGTCTTTTACATTAGTCATTCATTTCTACCTGTAGTTCTTTATTATACTGAGCAACGAGATCGGCTAACTCTTGCGCTTCTTTCAACCACGCATCTTTGTACGCTTTATCGTTGATTCCACCAAAGTTATCTAGATAGTTATTTCTAGCATTCGATACCAGGTTTAACTTTGCTTGAATTTTTGGAAGTGTTACTTTCATAATTGATCCTCTTATCAATTTATATAAATATTATATAACAAAACTGAGTTGAAAGCAAATACATTTATAAAGAAAAAGCCAAGAACTAGGCATTCTTGGCTTTGAGTTCTTCAGCTCGTTTCTGTACTTCATGTAAAACCTCAGATTCGCTAAGAATCTGTGTAAACGCATAGAAAAGCTGTGATGTTGTTTCTAGGGTGTAAGGAAAAGAGAAGCCAGATTTCGTTGGAAACCATTCATCATTAATATCAAGAAGCCAGTAACGAATACCCATGTATAGATTCCCACGAAATTCAGATACTGTTAATCTTACTTGTTCTCCCTCCTTCTCCCAAAGTATGATGGACTGGTCATCAACGTGTCCTTCATAGTTTTGATTTACCTGCTCGCTCATTTACATATCCCAAATACACAAAAAGCCCCATATAGGGGCTAATTGGTTTCTTATCGGCCTACTGGAGAAGCACGATCTAACTCTGATTGGAGGCTAGTCACACGACGGACTTTCTCGACAGGAATAAAACGGAAGCTATCATTAGTACGAGAGAAGACAAGGATCTCATCATCTTTCGCTTTACGAATACGTTCACGTTTAATACGCTCAGCTAGATATTTATCTTGGGCTGGATCAAATTCCATCGTACCCTGAAGGTACGTGGTTCCTTTCTGACGAAGTTTCTCGTAATGAAGATAAAACTCACCGAATTTTTCACATTGTGCGATAATTTCAGCTTTGGTCATAACTGTGTTCCTTTTGTTGGTGGATTTATCTAAAAATTACTTAGTGATAGCTCGGATTGCTTCTGCCAGATGAGCAGCCGCTTTACCGGTCAATTTGTCGATAATTGCATCATCCAGAAAATCTGGTGCTAGGCCAGCATCAGAGAATGCTGAGCGAAGATCGGCATGAGCTTGGGCTTTGGAAGTACGAGAACCACCAGAAGCCTTTTCTCCAGTAGATGCGCTAGATTTAGAAGCAGAGCCAGCAGCTTTCTTGATATATACACCTGCTTTAGTTAGCTTCATACGAAAACCGTTCGGAGTTACACCATTTTCCTGGGCAATTTCGCTAACAATTTCCATGCTAACACCCGGACGTTCATCCTCTGGGAATTGCTCCATACGAGCAACGTATTCGGAAGACATTTTTTCGAACAGTTCATCAGTCCACTGAGTTGGAGTAGTCATATTTTATATTTCCTTAATTAAGAATTAAACAGAATAGTTCTTTCAAACTATGAGAATATTATATCAAGAATAATAGGATTAAGCAACTGAAATTTTTCAGTAATTGCTACACCAGGCCAACAGCGAGCATATCATCAATGCTGGCAATCTCCCAATCGTCGGCAATAGCTTCGCATACTGTTAACGTAACAACCTCACTATAGGGATAATTACCAGCTACCCAGGTATGTTGGGTAGCTACATCTGAGTCAGCGTCTAAAGTTAGTAACACTAAGCCATTATTGTCATTATCCCAGCTTCTACGATACACGGTTTTTGTTTCACCGTCTTTTAGTAAATCTGTTAGTTTACTCACGGCGTTTTCCTTTTTCTTTATCAAGTTTCAGGGCAGCCTTAACAGCTTCGTTAATCAACGAAATTACTTCTTCACGAGTCCACTTATATCCTAGAGATTTTACGTCTACCCCTAACTTTTCCAGATGTTTAACAGAAGCCAGCTCGTAATTCATATAATGAACGTTCTGTTGTTTGCCTTCTGATAGAAGCCATACACGGTAGCAACCAACAGGATTATCCATTGCTTTTTTGATTTCACCGATACACTGGTATCCAGGAACCCAAACAAGCTCACCAACTGCAAATTCTTCTGCTACAGCATCATCAGGAATAATTGGAGGATTCAATGGATCTACAATATCATTCAAACGAAGCAGAGCACCATATCGTTCCAGAACAGATTTAACCATTGCTACAGAGCGGTAATTACGATCGGCAATTTCTTCAAAAGAATCACCAGATAAATACTGCTCAATAACGTTAGCTAACTCAATGCCTTCAATAAGTGTGCCACGTTTCTTTTTCTTCATTTCGGCAACTTGAATCTGGCGGTCTTGCCATTCTTCAATCATCCTTTCCATAGTTGGATTGGATGATACGCCGAGCATTTCACATGCTGCTTTCTTAGTACCACCGTTCTCCAGATGCTCTATAACCTTTTTAAAGACTTCATCCGGGATTTCATGGATATGTTTCTTTCTGCGAGAACCAGCCATATTTAAACTCCTCTCTCAAATTTATGAATCTATTATACAGAAAAATTTTCCTGAAAGCAAATAAATTTTTAATTTGGGTAGAGTTCGGACTTAAAATTAGCCCTAACTTTTTTAGCCTCTTCTAGAGTATTGCACTGCTGGTACTTACGAATAGATCCTTTCTGCATTAGCACACAATATTTATCTCCCCTCATGTAGATATTAGGCTCGCCCAACTTATTGTCTTTACGTACATTAATATTGTGCATTTGTTTAGATCTATTGGAGTCTTCTAGATTCTCTATAAAGTTGCAATCTTTAATCCTGTTTTTGTGGTCTATCTCTTCTGGTATGTATCCCTTGTGATATAAGAATACCAGCTGGTGCTCTCCCCAGTGCCTACGCTTAAACCCTATTCTTATATATCCCTTATGCTTACCACCAGCAAACTTACCTACTAGACTCTTCTGCCTTGTTTTCTTCCATTTAAGATGTCCTGTTTCAGGATCGTACTCAAAAGCCTCTCTAACCTCTTCCTGTGTTATCATTTTCTTTAATCAATTCTCCCAATTCTCTATAAATTTGATCTAACTCAAAAGATATACGTAATGATACACTTTGCTTTCTCTGCTTTAGCAACCATGCTCCTATGCCATTTATGGATGCTAGTCTAGCAGGAACCACCCTACATAGCTTTTCCGAAGTGTCATAAACAGGAACTTTACGTTCTTTTACTGGGAACTTCCTTGTTTTCCATTTTTTATTATTCACTGTCATTTCTAGCACCTAGCTCTGCCATTGCTTCATCATGCATATGTTTCTCCTCATCAGTCATAAACTTATATGGAATTGGCATACACTCGATTTTACAATAGGTTCTGTACCAGTCTACAATATTCTCCGTGTTCATATCTTTACCAATACCCATCATACCAAGATACATTCTTGCATATTTTGGGTTAGCACTCTGACCTGTTTTAAGGAAGAAATCTTTCTTCTTACCTTTCAGAGCTTCTATGAACGGTTTGATAGTAACATTTGAACACTTCTTAATATCCTCCCAGAACATCTCGTGCATCTTATGGAAGAATGCCGCTCGATCATTCGGTTTATCCTTGATATATTGTTCAACATGCTCAACTGTTACATCTTTAATAGACTCAAGATGGTAGTAGCGAACAAGAAGTAGTTTAGCTTCATACGCATCTGCATGGCGGGGGGCACAATAATCAGGAGTTGAGTACAAAATGGCTTTGATTCGCTCTTCTGTATACTCTTTACCTGCACCTTCGATAGTTCCCCAGCTTTCACTGAAAATATCAATAGTTGCACCCTGATCAAGCAAGTAATAACGTAAAGTACTAGTATAGTTCCTAGACTCCAGCTCCCTACGACGTGCGTATAATTGCTGTGCTAACTCCAGCCAACCTTCATCAATGTTATATTGTTCAGAACCTGCGGAGAACCCACTCGTAGATTTATCAATAAAATAATAAATGTTCTGAGCACCACGGTCGCGCCTGATTGCTTGGAAACGCATGTTTGGCGCTTGGTTACTAGTTCTAGTGATAACGAATACGTTATCAAAATAGTTGAAGTCAACACCACTCGTTACGGATGGACTACATAATAAGCAATCAATTTGTTGATCAATTAGCTCATTAGTTGTGTAATCCAGAATACGTCTAATATCCACATCAGATGTAGAGTTTGAGTGGATTTCCTTAACTAACGCACCCGTATTACGACGTAATGCCATACCCTTCTCATTCAGCTCATCCGGTCCACAGTCAGATACTAGGATAGATTTCTCCCCCATCTCTAGAGAAGTCTGAAGTGCAACCCAAATACTGGATTCATCAGGGAACTCATAAGCATGAGCTTTTGATAGCATTTTACGGTGATGATTATAAAATGCAACCGGTTTATCGAACTCAATCAAGGAACCATATGCTTCAATTGTTTCTGCACTAATATCCCCATCAGATAATATAATGATTTTTGCAGTTGCAAGAATATCCCGAAGAACCTGAATACATTCACGACGTTGTTTAACAACCGGGGCGAATAATAGGTCATTCATTACAGCATCACATTCATCGATAAAGATTGCATCGATTTGACCAATAAAACTCTTGAACTTATGCAAAGAGTGGATAGTTGTGGACATACGGTCAATAGCACCACGCTTAAAATTAAGCATATCTACAGACTTATCATATTGTCCTGCACTAAATTTCTTAGCATTTGAAGATACCAGTGCTCGAGTATTGGTAATTGCTAAGAAATTACCTTTAATAACTCCTGAATCTAACCAACGCACAACCGCCGTAGTTTTACCTGTACCTAGACTTGCTTTTACAAAAGTCATATAACCTTCTGGTGGCACAGTATTTAATTTCAAGAAATTATCAGTTTCTAGAGAATTAGTTTCTAGCTTTTTAAGTGGAATACCTTTTAAAACATCAGGTATATCGCGTTTAGAATTATTAACAAACGCTTTCAGAGCCTGTTTACGACCGTTATTAAAGTAATCTTGAATATTACGACTATTATCTTTAGTTGCAATATATTCTGATAAGGCTGGACGGATTTCTTTTTCAAGCCATGCAAAATCAACACCATCCTCTAACGCTCTGTGATAGAGTTTAGGTATGATACGTAGATACACTCCATCCTCAGCTTCTTCTAGTTCGCTGATAGTTTCCTCTACTTTATCGGAGGCAGCTTTTTTACCTTTAATTTGATCGAGTAAAGAGTAGAACTCCTCCTTAAACTCACCTCTAGTTGTTTCATAGTCAACCAGATTATTAGGTAAATTTACTTTAGAACCCTTAACAAATACCAGACGTGAAGCACCCTCCGCCTTAAACGGATCTACTATACCATCGGTAAATAACGGATCTGCAAAATAATGGAGCTGTACGGAAGAGTAATAAGCTAAGTCGGCAATATCAAAGCCATACTTTTGTCTACTACTTTCATTGATAGATGTAAATAAGAATTTGATTTGACCCTGAGTTACTTTAACATTAGATTCTAGTATTAAGTGCATTCGGATACCTGGTTTTAGCCCAGCCGAAGACGATGCATGAGCAATAAACCCTGCATCAAGAGGAAACATATCCTCACTAATACTATTTAACATTCTAATAATATGTCGAGCCATGCCAACAAGATCAAACTTGTTACAACCACCTGTATCTACAATACCATCCACATCCATTGCAATTATATGACTTGGATTAGATACATTAAAGTTGCCCTTCTTACGCCGCACATTATTTTTAGGTGCAAGACATCGACCTCGTACCGCAACGATATGAGGGTCAGACGTTAAACGTCTCATAAGAGGGAGCATTTCTACTAGGGTTTGAGGATCAACTTCATCAATTACATCAAACTTGAAGGGCATTGAAGCTGGTTTACCTTCAGGATGCTTTGAGGAAAATCTTTTAGCAAAAAGATAGTCTTCTGCTTTAACTTCTCGCCAAATGCCTGTGGCTAAATCGCGATGAAATCCTGCATGACCTTGTAGGATTGAGAACACAACAATACTCCTGTGTTGGAAATGAAATAAGTTTTCTTTAGGACTATTCAGAAAGAATAGAACAACTGTTACTGTCAATTTCTCAACAAATTAATCGCAAATACTGAAGGGGGGTGGCAACTTCCCCTTTCACGCTACACTGCCGCTTCACTATACCGCACAAATCCTTGAGGATGGCCGCTAAGCCAGATTTGCTCACCTAATGCTTCATGTACTAGCTCATACTAGATGTAGTATACCTTACGTCATCACTTCTCAGAGTTTTTCACTCTTCCCGTCTCACTTCACAACCACCTCACACTAGGTTGCTTCGAGGCCTTACCAGGGTTCCTACGGGATGTAGATCGCTAAGTATTCTATTAATTATTTGTTTAAAAACTAACACGTAACAGTTAAAACAACCCTTAATGGGGCAGCCTAACTGTTCCGTATCGCGGATTGTAAACAAGAAAAAACTTTTTCGTAAAGCTCTAGCAACGTACCTTATGCAGCTATTTACAGGTCATCGATTCCTCTCGCCGTAAATCCCTTGTCAGCTTCACTAAGAAAAATTAGCAAAATCAATTTTTACTAATGTCTCTCAATTCAATATAAATATTATAGCAAGATTTTGAGCATCATGCAAGTAGATTTTTAAAGAGAATGCTATCAGTGTCTTTGAACACAGTGAAAACCGAGCCAAAATGACTCGGTAATCAGAGTTCAGCTAATAAAAATCATTAGTCATTTAATCCCGGAACATAGATCCCAACACGGTTTAATTGTTTTTTAGCTTCTTTAAGAATATCCGGAGTGTACTCCCAAGTATCATCTTCCACCTGTAAAAGATGGGGCGAACAACCGTCATCAGACACACGACATATGGCCAAACCACGTGGATGGAATATAGAGAAGTTTAGGGCAACAATTAAACCCATAGCAGACAACTCATTCCAATCCAATTCCCATTCCCATTCCCCAGCGTAGCCAGATAGGAAAACACCAACACAGGGATCATCTATTTGCTGCTCCGGAAAAGTGAAGGAGGCTTGTCTTACCCCCAACCAACGTTGTAGCAGCTTCTCCGCACGTCTCACCAAACTAGGGTCAATCTGACGCCAATATACTTGTTCCATTATGACCCCTTAAGCAGTTAAACCCGGGATCATATACCCGAAACGTCGAAGTTTCTGAATCCCATCATTTACTTCTTCCGGTGAGTAAGACCAACCGTAACGTTCATTAACCTGAAAACCAGGAGATTCACTAGTTTTATAGTTAACAACAAGGCGATGCTTAGCAGGCATAAACAGCTTATAATTTAACGCAAAAACTAAGCCCATTTCGTCTAACTCTTTCCAGCCAACAATCTCTTCAAGACCATCCTCTACCTGCACAATTAAACCAATACAGGGGGCCTCATCAATATCATCTTTAAAAGCAAAGGAGATTTCGTTATTCTCACACCATATTTTCAAGGAGTTAATAGCCTCATTATACAGGCTAGCCGGTAGAGTACGCCAAAAGTTAACCAAAATTGGGTTAGCTTCTTTAGAGAATACATTATTGAACATATTTACACCTTAAATTGTTGTAGGGCTTTACACATTTCAAGATCTGGACTAAATTCTAGCATATAGCTAACAGCCATTAAATCTTGAAGATTTATTCCAGTTCTACCATTGACTATAACCGTTGGATACTGGTACATCATAGCACCAGCGTCATCCAGAACACACCAATGTTTGAGTTTATGCTTTTCAACGAAGCGAAGAACAGAATTACCCCTAGATAACCCACCCCCCGTAAAATCCGTTGTACCAAGAAAACGATCGATAAGACCTAATCCGGTCATAATCTGAACGTTCTCCATCTCATTTCTAACAGAGAACCAAGATGATACCCCAACAATCATTATTGGGGAAGGACGAATAAAGTCCTGAAAAGCCTTGAGAAGTGGTTTGAAAACCCAGTCACTTCCAAAGAAAATCTTTTCATCATCAGGCGCATGATGGTGGGAGATGCTCGAATTGAGCACCCCATCAATGTCTAGAAAAATAACTGGAGTATTACTTATTTCCATTTTTGTTCCTTTCTAAGAACGTATCATACTCAACCGTATCGACGTATATAACACCATAGTCATCGGATTTATAGTCCATTTCCCATAACTCACATCGATAGCACCAACTACCATCTGCCCATACAAATATATCATCGGGATGTGTATATACAGATTTAACTATGGACATACCTGTTTCTCCTCTTCTCCAGATGATAACCATGTATTATCCGTAGTATAGATAATTTTATATGTGTTGCCTAATCTTTCTTTTACATTAGGAAATCTATAGGCAAACCTATAACACCAAGTGCCAGACTCAGTTATAAAAATATCCCATTCATTATTTCTTGCTTCTCGACACATAAGGTCTACCCTCTAAATGAGCTTTTACACGAGCAATAAAATCAGGGTCACTGAAAGCATCTACCGCACCTTTACTCCAGTAAGGGACACCGCGTTCCTCCAGTTGGTACATCTCACTACGAGTCATACCTTGATAGCCCGGCTCTGCTGCCAGGGCACTATCATAGTAGTTAACAACCATAAATTTCGCAGCAGTCCTATTAAGAACAGGAAATAATTCCCAGTAGAAGTTAATTACTTGATTAGAGCAACCAACCACAACAATCATATCTTGACTGGTAATACCATCAAAAACATTATACATTTCTGCGTACGCAGAAGCATGCTCTCCAAAGAAGATTACATTAGGTTTAACCCATTTATAATCATCTGGATCAATAGAATTGTATCCTACATCAATAATCCGTTTGTTGCTACTATTGTAGCTATCAGCTACAACAACCTCTTTTAAATATCCGTGAATGTGTAGAATGTCACTATGTGGAACGCCAGCACGCTCAATAAGGTCATCAACGTTAGTGGTCAAGTTTACTACTTGACCAGGGTATTGTTTATACCATTCACCAATACGCAAATGAGCAAGATTGGGTTCAACAGTTTTTAGCTCTTCACGACGCTTGTTGTAAAACATATGGGTTTTATGATAAAAATTACCACGAAAGGCATGAATATTACATACTTCTTCTAGATCATAATCATCCCACAATGCTTTACCACTAGCAGTATCAGTACGAAAAGCTCGTACACCACTTTCAACACTCAAACCTGCACCGCTAATAATAATTAATCTACGCATTTTTCACCTGTTCTCTGAAGTTTTGCCCAATACTGTCTAATAGCTCAGCTAATTCTTTATTGCCTTTCTCCATTAAGGTATTAGCAATAACTTCTAGCATAGTAGCGCAGGATTCAACACCATCCTTATAGCCAGTTTCCCAGTGCTGCATTAATGCGTTTTCCAAAGCGGCGTTTAAACCCTTATCTGGTAGCATCGGCTTCGAGAATGCCATAAAGTTTCTCCTCTAGTTCCATAACACGATTTTCATAAGAGGCACGCAACTTTTCAATTGCCAGCGCACGCACTGTAACCTCATTAGAGTTAATAGCTAATTTGGCCAGGTCTTCCGTTTCCATACGTCCGTTGTAAATTAAGCGATATTTAAGATGTTTTACGTTTTTCATTCTTGTTCCTTAGTTCTGTACTGTAAATTCATTCTTATCACAGTGAGCATAATAATACCCGTACATACGATAAATTTTCACAGCCTTAGTAGACCCCTTCGATTCTTCATAGTCGATCCAGAGCCACTTGTCTTTACCTACATAGTGTACCCGAAACTTCTTAACCTTCTTATCATTCCATGTTGCAACAACACGACGATAATCAAATCCACCCAACCAATCTAGAGCCTTACGTTCTTCACTAGGCTCTCCAAGATGGGAGACATCTACTTTAGGAAGCAACTCGCTCATAGCTTTCTCCTCTCAAATTTATAAATCTATTATATATAAATTTTTGGCTGAAAGCAAATAAAATAAAAGCCAGGTCGACTAGCAACCCGGCTGATTAGCTTATTTAAGATTTAAGTGCTTTACTCTACCAAGTACTTCTTTTTGTTTCCCAGAATTGAAGGGTCTACTGCCGGGAGACCCAAGATACCCACAAACCCTACGTGTAACTTCTATATCTTCAGATCCACAACTAGGGCATACAAAACCACGTTCAGAGGCAATAGACTCACCCATATATCCACAGTTAAAGCACTCATCAATAGGTATGTTAACACCAATATAGTGGCTGCATTCCAATCCTTTATCTACTACATATTCAAGAGCTTTAGGGAATTTTTTCATCTGTGGCAACTCTACAAAAGAGATATTACCACCATTAGCTATTTTAGTAAAATGAGCCTCATACTCAAATTTAATATCTGGGGCTACTTTTTCCCTTACGTCTAAATGATGGCTATTAGTAAGATACCCTTTATCAGTTAGCCAGGAGTATTCTGGGAATCTATGCTCTAGTAACTTATTAAAGCGATTACATAGAGACTCACTAGGAGTAGCATACAAACTAAACCCAAGATTAGTCTCACTAGCCTTAATTTCACAACGATTTTTTAAGTGAGTGAGAACTTCCTCCGTAAATTCAATACAATCCCTATGAGTTTGTGGTAATCCAAACATTATTTGGCACATCTCATATACCCCAATATATCCGAGAGATACAGAAGATCTACCCTCAAAAATAGGCCAGACGTATTCCTCTGCATCCAAACGTACACCAAAACCGCCGTGCATGTATAGAATGGGGGCTTGTTTAGCTTTTACTTTCTTCAACCTATCCAGGAAAAAATCATGTGCTTCAAAAGCCTCATCTACATACTTATCCAGAATATCCCAGAAATCTTCAAAAACTCCGTCTGCCTCAGCAGCAACCATAGGTAAATTAATAGAAACCACACCCAGGTTATTACGCCCTGCAATTTCTCCAGAAGGGATAGCGGATAAAAAACTACGACAACCCATAGGGGCTTTAAAATCTCCAGTAACAGCCACAACCTTCTCATAGCTTAAATAATCTGGATACATACGTGTAGCGGAACATTCAAGTGCTAGCTGTTTTATATCATAGTTAGGGTCCCCTGGATTTTTGTTTAATCCTTCTTTAATTGAGAATACTAATTTGGGGAAGATAGGGGTTGATTCAGCAGCCCCCAAACCTTTAATACGATTTTGAAGAATGGCCTTTTGAATCATCCGTTCCTCCCACTCTTGCCCCAACCCAAAGCCCAGAGTAACAAAAGGAGTCTGTCCGTTAGAGTTAAATAACGAATTAGTCTCATACTCTAAAGCCTGGAATGCATCATAACATTCTTTTTCAGTAAGTTCAGTAGCATATACAGCAGCTTTTCTTTCATCCTTGAGCCAACGTAGACCACGCCCCAGGTGTTTATTGTAGGACTTCCTAACATACGGAGCTAGAACTTCATCAATACGATCAATGGAAGTACCTCCATACTGAGCGCCAGATACTTGAGCAATAATCTGAGCAGTAATCGCACATGCAGTAGTTATGGATTTAGGGGTTTCAATATTCGCATTACCAATTTTAGTACCATTTTTCAACATACCACCTAGGTCTACTAAGCAACAGTTAGTGTACCCCTGCGCTCTGTAATCCATATCATGGATGTGTATTTTACCTAGATTATGGGCGTCTAATAGATGCTTAGGTAATTCTTGTGCTACTAAATACTTGTTGATTTCTCCTGCTAATAAGTCTCTTTGAGTATGGAACATCTCACTAGGCTTATTAGCATTATTATGCTGTAAGTCCTTATCAGCAGTCAGAGTGAGCAGGCCTTTGCAATTCTCAATTAATTCATTCTCTGTCATTGATTATTTCCTCGATAAACTTTATAGCTACTTTTGGTTCAATATTGAAGAATTCCGTAGCGCCATCAAAATCTTTGTACTGGCAATTCTGTTCTTTAAAGTAGTTATGGGCTAATTTTTCGATTCTAACTGCACTACTATATTCTCCAATTTCAAATACTTTAATTATTTCCAAATCAATAAGGTGGCTACTAGATCTAATGTGTAAAAGTCTACGATCTGGATTATTAGATCTACCTATTTTAACTCCGTGTGAGGGGCTATGCATAACATATATCTTAGTACTTTCTAAATCCCTATAATTACAGTAAGGACAACCGTTCCCTCTTAATACAGATCCTGGAGTAGCTTCCCACCTATGCCCTGCACCACATAGAAAGGCTGTCTTAGTATTCGCATTACTATATTCTCCCACTATTCTGATATTTCTGGCGGTAAGACGATCATTTATAATATTAACACTAAGTTTCTGCTTATTAATAGCACAAGATGGGCAGCCGCTACCTCTATTAATTATACTATTAAGTGTAGTAGTCCACTCATGACCACAAACACACCTAAATCTAGTATTTATATCGGCACTATTTTTATAGCCATCCAACAATGTAATACCCCTGTCCTGTAATACAGTATTAATTTTATCAATATCTAGTTTACGGCTATTAATAGAGCAAGTAGGACAATTGGTCTTTCCATTCCTAATAGCGTCAAATTTAGCTGTCCATTGATGACCATATTCACACTGATACGTATGCTTATACCTAGAATTTTGATATGGCTTATCCACCATAGTAAAACCACGTTCGGCTAGGCATTTATCTACTTCTTCTTGAGTTAATTTTTTCGGCATTCCTCTTCTCCACAGAATTTTTACACCTATTATACTAAACATTATCCACTATGTCAATTAAAATTTTCTTTAGCCATCTAATACTGTAATATTTCACATATAAATAAATGATTATCTAGTATCATACTTCTACCTTTATAAGCAAGCAAATTTTTTATTTAAATGCAATATCATAGGCTTATTTAAAATTGTAGTTGCTTTTTACTGTATATACTGGTATAATATATTTGTAAGTTGATAAACAAGATCTTTTTGTTGATCCTCTGTTAGAAGCGAAGTACACTATAGGAGTGTTATTTATGGGAAAAGCACGTCAAAAAAGAGAGAACCGCAATGGTTCAAGAAAGCGTGGCAACAAGTATGAGAATAACGTAATTCAGGCTGATTTTTCTAATGATTACGCTAACCCAGTTGCTAAATCCCTAGTAGGTAAAAACCGCGAGCAAAAATCATATATCAATATGATCAAGAACAACACAGTGACTGTGGGTATTGGTGAGCCAGGTACAGGTAAAACCTTTATTCCGTCTGTTCTTGCAGCTCAGGAACTCGTAGACATTCACTCAGATATTGAGCAAGTGATCCTCGTACGTCCTAATGAACCTCTAGGTAAGTCTCTTGGTATGCTTCCTGGTGATCTAGCGGAAAAGCTAGAGCCTTGGTTAGAGCCAATAGCTGATGGTATGAAATGGGCCATCGGCGATCATGCCTATAAGGGATATGTCGAACGTCAGAAAATTAAATTTTTGGCAGTAGAACATGCTCGTGGCAGAACTTTCAACAACTCCTATGTAATTGTCGATGAAGCTCAGAATATTTCCGTTGAGGCAATGATTTGTCTCCTAACTCGTGTAGGGCAAGACTGCCGTTTAATTATCTGCGGAGATATAGCTCAGAAAGACATTAAAGGTGACTCAGGTCTAGCACTCCTTATGGAAGTCTATGAGAAATACGAAAATGCCCCATTCTCAATGATCGAATTGATTGATAACGTTCGTTCTGTTGAGTCTAAAGCATTTTATGACATTTTTAAAGACATGGGGAAGGTGTAATATGGGAAACGTTGTTCATCTGAGCCGTAAAACTAAAGTACATCGTACCTCACTGAGTGCTGCTAATATAATTACACGTAAGGAAGGGGAAGAAAGCCCTAAGACAACCCTAGCGTGGAAAATTGTAACCTCAAATCCAAATAAACCATTCAATTATAACGAGCTGAGCACCTCCATAGATATTCTATTAAAAGAAGTAGCTAGAGCTAAAGTAATTGAATAAGCTAAAAAGCTAGACTGGTAATATACAGGGCCTGGGTATGAAAATACTCGGGCCTTTTCTATCAGAAAATTTTATTTGCCTAATGACCAATAATAATGTAGAATATTCCTTAAATCCTGATAACTATAAAAAGGAAAGCCAAATGAGCAATCGCATTGAAAAAGTAATTAAACGTGACGGTACTGTAGAAGACTTTGCTCCTGAAAAACTCAATGGTTGGGCAGAGTATGGTTGCAAAACAGTTGATGTAAGTTGGTCAGCCATTACTATGGCTGCTCAAAAAACTCTACCTAAAGGGGTTGTAGATTCCGACACTCTGATGGATGCATTAATTAAAGCTGCTGAAAGTCTTATCAAAGATAATCCAGCATACGACGTGCCAGCAAAGGAATTACGTCTTGCGCAAATGCGTAAACGCCTTTATGATTCTTTCGAACCACCTTCTCTGCGCTTCTTCCATGACCACATGGTTAGCGTAGGTGCCTGGGAAGACATGAGTGCATGGATTACCGATGAGCAATTTGAAGCTCTGAATCAGGTTATCGATCACGATCGTGATCGTCTTTTCACTAGTGGTGGACTGAAGCAGTTCTTTGATAAGTATTCCCGTCGTAACATAGCCACTGGTGAAATTTATGAAACTCCGCAGTTTGCCTACATGGGTATGGCAATGGCGATGCTATCTCAACCTAACTGGACAATTCTAGATGCAATCGACCTCTACAACGCAATGTCACTCCACAAAATCAACGTTCCTACGCCGCCACTGGTTGGTCTGCGCTCTAGTGACCGTGGATTTGCTAGTTGCTGCCTCGTGGATTCCACTGACACGTTGGATTCAATCGACACCGCCGAGCACATCGTCTTCAAAATGGTCGCAGCCAGAGCGGGAATCGGGTATCATCTTGAAAGCCGATCAATTGCTGATCCGGTGCGAAATGGGGCATTCCCGCATTCCGGAAAACTGCCATATTATCGACACATTGACCGCTCAGTAAAGGCAAACACTCAACAGTGTTACTCTGCGGATACAGAAGTCCTAACTAAGAAAGGTTGGAAGCTATTCTCAGAACTTAAGGGTGACGAGCTAATAGCCCAGATTACGGATACTAGAGGACTAGAATGGGTACTACCTCTTAACGTATTTGAGTATGATTATAAGGGCACAATGTTACGTTTTGAGAAAAGAGGGATTGATCTTCTAGTAACCCCTAACCATACTATGGTATATCGTAAAGTATCCTATGACAATAAACATATCCAACGTAAACCTGGGTATCAGAAAGTATTAGCAGAAGATTGGCAACCAAAAAGAACCCATGTACTTGATTTTGGTTCAGCGCAGAAAACAAATGGTACTGATACTATCACCATGCTAGACCGCTTCCGTATTGCATTGCAGGCTGATGGTTCAATCGTAGAAACAAATACAGGTAGAGCGTATCGTTTCGGATTTAAAAAGCAACGCAAGGTAGATCGTTTAGTATGTATCTTAGATGACTTAGGTCTTAAATATTCTAAGAAACTAAATGAACAAGGTGTAACTACCATTCATATTGGGCATGAGCAGCTATACTACTCGAAAGACTTATCTTTCCTGCTAGAGAAGGATTTAACATCTAATGCTGCGAAAGAAGCATTGAAAGAAATCATGGAGTGGGATGGGTACTGGAAATCCGAAAATGTTGGAGAATACTCAAGTCACGCAGGGCAACAACATGTGGTGCAGGCTCTAGCAGCAATTGCAGGAGTGCGTTCAAATACTAGTACTGAAAATCGTTGTTATGTCTATTTTGACCAAGTAGATATGACTGCGGAAGGCATTAAAGAAACTGAAATTGAGTATAGTGGTAAAGTCTACTGCGTAGAAGTACCGACTAATAAACTAGTAGTACGTCGTAATGGTCACACTACTGTGTGTGGTAATAGTCGTGGTGGTTCTGCTACAGTGTCTTATCCATACTTCGACCCTGAAATCATTCAACTGATGCAGGTTAAGCAACAACGTGCTACAGATGAGAATAAAATCGATAAGATGGATTATTCTCTGAGCTTTAACAATCTTTTGTTAAAACGTTATCTTAAAAACGAAGATATTACGCTAATGTCATACTTCTATGCTCCAGAAGTTCATGAAGCGTTTTATAGTGATGACGAGGCTAAATTTGAAGAAATCTACGTGGCAGCGGAGAAACGTGTGGCATCTCTTACAAAGATCGACCACGAAGGAAAAACAGTTCCTGCAGCTCCTAAAGTTTCTGCAAAAGAAATCCTAGATACTTGGCTACGTATCCGAATGGAAACAGGACGTATGTATGCTCATCACATCGGGGAATCTAATCGTCACGGTAACTTCCTTGATCCGATCCGTATGACTAACCTTTGTGTAGCTCCAGAAACAAAAATTTTAACCAAAAATGGTAACATAGAGATTATTGATTTAGTTGGTAAAGAAGTAGAGATTTGGAACGGGCAAGAATGGTCAACAGTTATCCCTGCTAAAACTGGGGAAGCTCAGGAGTTGATGAAAATCACATTCTCTGATGGATCTACTATTGAATCTACTCTTTATCATAAGTTCTACCACCAGCCCAAATATGTCAGAGAGGATCGTCGTACCTCCCTCAAACAGGGGCTAGAAGAGGTACGAGCAGTAGACTTGCAAGTAGGTATGAAAATGCCTAAATTTAGTAATCCTATTGTAGATCATGGAAATATGGTACTAAAATCTCCTTATACTAACGGTTTCTTCACTGGAGATGGAACTTATGGAAGACATGGAGAACCTAAGCTGTACTTCTATGAAAAAGGTGGCAAACTACCATTAGTAGATAAAATTGATGCAGAGATTCAGGGAAGTGGATTACTGGACAGCACAGGTAGACTGAGCTATATTGTTAAGTCTGATTTAATGCCGAAGTATTTTGTACCTGGCCCAGAATACACTATTGATAGCCGTATCAAATGGTTAGAGGGATATTTAGATGCAGATGGCTGCATACAGAAAAATGGCACAACCCCCAGTATTGTGGTTGCTTCGGCAGAGCCTGATTTTCTAAGTAAAGTGAAGGATTTGTTACTAGAATTGGGGATTACTAGCAAGATTATTTTAGGACGCCAAGAAGGTGACTACGAGTTACCAGATGGTACTGGTAGTAGTAAACTATACCACTGCAAGGAGACTAGTAGGCTTATTGTGGGGAGTAGTGGCTTCTGGAAACTTAAAGATTTAGGACTATCTTTGGATAAAGAGAAACTCTTAAACCTAACACGCCCCAATAGAGATGCAACCCGTTTTGTAACTGTAACTAACGTTGAGTTTACTGGTCGTATTAGTGATACCTATTGCTTTACAGAACCTAAATTAAACTTGGGGGTATTTAATGGCATTTTAGCGGGTAACTGTGTAGAAATTACTCAGCCTACACGCCCGTTCCATCATATTACAGAGCTGTATAAGACAAAAGAGCAGCTTGATCAAATGAAGCCGGAGGATATTGGTGAAGTATCTCTGTGTAACTTAGGTGGTGTTGTACTTGGGCGTATGGAATCTCTGGCTGAGTGGGAAAAAACTTGCTACATCCTTCTGAAATTCGTTGATACAATTATTGAAATTCAGGATTATCCGTTCCCAACTATGGAATATACGGCTAAGAAACGTCGTAATGTTGGTATTGGCCTAATGAACGCAGCAGGTGCAATGGCAGCAGAAGGTCTGGCTTACGAAGGTATTGAAGCTCGTAACTGGATCCACCGTGAGGCTGAAAAACTGTCTTACTTCCTGCATAAAGCCTCTGTACGCCTGGCTAAGGAACAGGGTGCATGTGAGTGGTTTGATCGTACTAAACCATCTAAAGGAATTCTGGTAATCGACACGTACAAGAAAACTGTTGATGAGTTGGTATCCGTAGGTCTAGAAATGGATTGGGAATCTCTGCGTGCAGATATTATGAAATACGGTATGCGTAACTCTGTTCTGACTGCTCAGATGCCAGGGGAAAGTTCTTCTGTTCTGTTAGGTGTTACTAACTCTATTGAACCGCCTCGTAAGATTGTATCTATCAAGGGTAGTGCAGTAAATAAAGTAATTGCAATTGCTCCAGGTGCAACCGATTGGGAAACGTTAATGAGCTATAAACTGGCTTATGATGTAGATCGTATCGAGTGGATCAAATGGGTAGCAACTATGCAGAAATTCTTCAGTCAGTCTATCAGTACGAATATGTACTATGACTACACCAAGTTTGAGAATGAAATCATTCCTGGCCCAGTAGTAGTTCGTGATTTCATGACTGCTGTTAAGTATGGGTGGAAAACTTGGTATTATGCTAACTTCAATACCGCAAATGGTGGAGGTGCAGGTGAAGAAGCTGCTGCTGCTGGGTGTGCATCCGGTGGTTGTACTATTTAATAAAAACAAGGAGATCTTCGGGTCTCCTTTTTCTTTGAAATTTTACTTGCTAATCGCTACCAGATTTGCTATAATATTCCTGAAATAGTGAGAAAGAGGAAAATCAATGACTACTTTACTAAACCTGAATTGGGATCATACTAACGCTGACCTTTTCCTGGGAGATTCTCTCGGTATCGCAGATTATGTACGTGTAGCACATCCAGAACTAGAACGTCTGGCACTTCTGCAACGCTCTCAATTTTGGACTGAAACTGAAATCAGTCTGGAAGCAGATAAGAAACAATGGGCTAATCTCCCACGAGAAATTCAGGAAATTACACTCCTGAACTTAGCATGGCAAACTCAAACTGATTCCTTTATCAGTCGTGCCCCTGAAGCAGCTATTATGCCGCTTGTAAGTCGTCCAGAACTGGAAGGTATGCTCAAACAGTGGAGCTACTTCGAAGATCTGCATAGTCGTGCTTATAGCAATATTATTCGTAATGTGCTGACTGATCCAGCAGAATTTATTGATTCTGTAACCAAAAACCAAGAAGCATTTGCACGTATCGCTGATTCTGTTGAACTATTCGATGAACTGTACCAGTTAGGTCAGTATTTCATCGCAGTACGCGATCATCGTGGCGACAATACATACCCAGAAACTGAGTTCCCTGAAGTTAAACGTGAAACTCAGGCTAAGCTATTAGACGCTTACTTTGCGATCTACGGTCTGGAAGCAATGCAGTTTTACGCATCCTTTGCTTGTACCTTTGCGTTAGCAGAGAACGATATTCTGCAAGGTATTGCTAAAAATCTGCAATTAATCGCTAAAGATGAAGCTCTACACACCCAGATGTCTAAAGCAATCATCCAGATTATGTTCCAGCAGTTTGACAAAGATCTGGTAGATGAAGCAGTAGCTAAAGCACCAGCACAGCTCCTGAAAACTCTGAAAACTGAAATTGAATGGGGTCATTTCATCTTCAAAGGTCGTAGTCTGATTGGCTTGAATGCAGAACTTCTAGAAGAATATCTGTACTTTGTGGGGCGTAATGCATTTATACACATCGGTGTAGAATGGCCTAGTCATTTACCAGTAATCACCAAAAACCCTATTCCGTGGATCATGAACTGGTTGGATACCACTTCTTTACAGCCTGCTCCACAAGAAATCCAGATTGGTGCAGCATATCGTGTAGGTCAGGTAACTGAGACTTCTACTGATACTCTGAAAGATCTGGGTAATGAATTTGGAGATTTCTTATGATTACAGCAATGTATGCAGTTGGGCCGAATGGGGAGTTCGGCCTCCGCGGTAAACTTCCATGGGGTTCCTTCAAAGAAGAACTAGATGCTTTCTATTCTCAACTGGACGTGTTGAATCCAGATAACATCATCATTGGTGCTGGTACTTATTTAGCTCTTCCAGAAGTTGTTCGGCAACGTATGATTGGAGAATCCGACCTCTTTATTCGTGCGGATCGTCCTCTGCCTGATGATATTAAACAGGGTATCTATACCCCAATTTCAAAGATTGGGGATACATTACCTACATTCTTAAAAGATCAACAGACAGTGGTTTTAGGGGGCGCAACATTACTGTACGAAATGTATATTCATGGTCATATTGAAAGTGCTTTCGTATCCACAATCTTTAGTGATCAAAAACTAGAGGCAGATGTACATCTGGATAATACGATTCTAGATTACAACTATGAATCTACTCGTTTAGTTTACGCAACTGGCGCAAACAGTGATAACAGCCTGCGATTTGTACAGGAATTGGTTACTTATTAATGAAACAGTATATTGATTTAATTAATAAAGTTTTATCTGAGGGAACTCACGTGTCTGACCGGACAGGTGTAGGTACTATCTCTTCCCTAAATAATATTGTCTCTTTTGACCTTACTAAAGGGTTTCCAGCAGTAACAACAAAAGCACTAGCGTGGAAATCCGTGGTAGGGGAGTTGTTGTGGTTCCTCTCAGGATCTACTAACTTGTATGATCTAGAAGAGTATACTCATGGGACTAGAGGGGAGAAGCGTACTATCTGGCATCCTAATTATGAAAAACAAGGAGTCGAAAAAGGATACACTGAAGGTTATCTGGGATATATTTATGGGAAAAACTGGAGAGACTTCTTCGGTACAGACCAGATTATGAAACTAATCGAGGATATCAAATCCGATACTTTTCATAATAGAAAAATGGTAGTCTCAGCATGGAATCCTGCAAAACTTGACGACGTTGTGCTTTCTCCCTGCCACGTAATGTTCTCCGTAAACCAAAGAGATGGACACCTACACTTAACATGGTACCAGGTTAGTTGTGATGTATTTCTAGGCTTACCATTTAATATAGCTAGCTATGCCTTACTCTGTCATATTTTAGCTGCACTCACAGGAAAGAAACCTGGGTCAGTAACAGGACATCTTGTGGACACTCATATTTACTTAAATCACCTAGACCAAGTAAAGGAGCAAGTAACTAGAGAACCCCTGGAGCTACCTAGACTAGTACTACCAAACTTCTCTTCCTTAGAAGATCTTCTGGCCCTAACACCCAAAGACTTTATCCTGGAAGAATATAAACATCACCCTAAATTAACTGGTAAAATGGCAGCATGATTTACATCTATAGTATAACTCAGCTATCTACGGGAAGGCAGTACGTGTGGATGGCGTGGAATACGTTAGTATGAGTGCAGCAGCTAGAGCATTGGGGTGTTCCACAGCGACTATAGGTAATAGAGTTCGTTCACCTAAGTTCCCGACGTATGAGTTTGTATAATTTAAATAGCCCTTCGGGGGCTATTATATTTAAATTTCATTTGCTTATTTAGTGAAATTTAATTATAATATATTTTATAAATTGGAGGTATATAATGATTTCAGCCAAAGAAGCTCAAGAACTTGCAGGATTAACAGAAGTACCTGCATTTCTAAAGTTTATAGAAGAAAAGATTGTGGAAGCTGCTAAGTCTGGAAATACAGAAGTAATTATTCGAGATAATCCTTACGCTAGGTGGCTATATAATCCTAGAGAACTGCCAGGAGCAGCTAAATCAGTACTAAAAACCTTATCGGATAAGGGGTATCATATCTCTCAATACTACCGAGAATCCGCCTTTGTAGACATGGGTCTTAAAATTAATTGGGAGGTATAATGTCGGTTTTCCACATTTACACAGATGGTGCTTGTAAGTCTAACCCAGGTCCAGGTGCTTGGGGTTTTATTGTCTATGATGATAACGACGATCGTTTAGGTTCTAAATCTGGTTATAATCCTAAAACTACAAATAATGAGATGGAACTCACAGCTATCGTAGAAGCCCTACGTTGGTCTGTTAAAAAAGATAATAGACCAATTGCTATCTATACTGACTCTGCTTATTGCAAAAATGGCATGGAAAGTTGGATGTTTTCTTGGCAAAGGAAAGGCTGGAAGAAAGCAGATGGTGAAGTTCCTCTTAATCTAGAACTTTGGCAGGAAGCATTTAAATTAACGCAGCAGTATATCAACTTTCATAATACTAACCCTACCTTTATTAAGGTTAAAGGACATTCTGGTATTAGCGGTAATGAAGCTGTAGATGCATTGTGTAACACAGTTATTACCGAGCAAGAACTTGCCGAGATGTAATAAATAAATTAAAAATTTTCTTGCTTAAAGCCCCCTAATTTAGTATAATATTCGTATTGAAAGTGAGGAGGGCTTTATGCGTATTTATAACTCAAATTCACTAGGATTTAAACCATTGAGAAAACGTGCACAATCACCTCGTCAAATAAGAAAGGCTAATATTGGTGAGCCAGAAACACGTCTTCCACCACCTCCAGAACAACGTTTAGTTTATCTGGATGAAGAATTAGCTGAACGCGAAAGAAAAGCTCAAGAAGAGATTGAGCGTAAGAAAATGTGTACTGCTCCAGCGTATAATAAAGGAGCGTATCAATATGTCTCAGATGCCGAACAAGCTAAGATGGTTGGTAGATAATTTTTAAAAAAATTCATTTGCTAAACTCTTCAAATTCTCGTATAATATACTTCATAAATTGATAAACAAAAAGGAAAACAAATAATGGCTAAGCAGAAAAACGCAAAAACTCAAGCAGCTCCGGCAGTTAAAACTTTCCCGAAGACCGAGGCTAATCGCAAAGCTCGTCTAGAACGCCACCTGCGTAAGCATCCCACCGATGCTCAGGCTGCGCAAGCACTGAATAATCCGGCTCCGATTCGTCAGAAGCCTAAAGCTAAAAATGCTACCCGTAAATCCTACAAAATGGTTATGTATGTAGAAAATTACGGCCACAAATCTGTCCCAGTTTCCCTGAGCTTCAACGCTGGGGCTGAATTGTTCTCTCGTAATGGTATGTCTATGAAAGACTATGAGAAGGCAGTTAACCAGAAGCGTAAACCAACAGCAGATGTATTGCGTGATACTCGTGGACAGTTTGGTTCTGTTAAGCCAAATATCTTTGGCGTAGAGTATAGTAAAGATAATGTTCGTGCTCTGTGCTACGGTGTAGGCATTAAGTTCACGGGTGATTCTGCTCGTAAATCTGCTAAACCAGCGCGCAAGCGTAAAGCGAAGTAATAGATAAATAGGGGCGAAAGCCCCTCTTATTTGGAGAAACTATGCGTAATTTTGTAGCAAAGAATGATTTTAACCGTGCTAGCACCCATAAGTCAGCTAGGGATTATACACGACTTTCTAGTCATGAGATAATGGATTTAGCAGTGGATGAGTTAGACTTAGATGACCTCTATATGGAAGAGAACTGGGATGTCAGTGAGGATATGCTCCCTGGTTTTAAAGACCCCAAGAAGTGGGAGTCTATTAAAGAGACAGCTCTTTAATAGTTTTCTACACAATAAAGGATAACTTATGAAAGTAAAACCATTTGGTATGCTAGATATTGAATCTCTAGGAACTCCAGGAGATTGTGGTACTACTCATATCGCAATGCCTTCTTTCGCTTTTGTGGCTATGCACGGAATTGACAAAGACCCTGATCTAGTATTTGTTACTTTAGATGTACAAGATCAACTTAATTCTGGTGCCAAAGTTACAGCATCTACTCTAGCATTCTGGATGGATCAAGCTAAAAATAGCCCGTCTGCTATCCACATTATGGAAGCTATGAAGGAACGTAATCCAAAACTGATTGCCTTCCAAAATGGTAAACATCATTGCACTAATAAACTCGGCTCTAACTATGCTGCCTACTCTATGGCTCAAAATATTATGGAGTTGGCTCTAGGCGAAAATGCTTTGTACTATGGCAATGGCCCAGAGTTTGATATGACTATCTACTCTGCAAACACGTTCCATGCTGGAACCAATGAAGAGGTAGTTCCGTGGAAATTCTGGAACTTGGGTAATGTTCGATCTCTTCGTAATCTCTGGATGCAAGCTGGTTATAGTTATAAAGCTCTAGAGACCGAAGGTATTAGCTGGGCAATAGCTAAAATGGAGAAGATGGACACTATTCGTTATGGGATCTATCCGGTTAAGCACGACCCAGCATTCGATGCCTTAGTTGAGAGCTATTGTGTTGCAGCTATGATCGAAAAAATGAAAATTTGATTTGCTTCCGGCTCCAAAATTCTGTATAATATATTCATAAATTTGAGAAAACAATAAAAGGAAAACAAATATGCCAGTATCTAAAAATGTTCGTAAAAATGGTAAGAAAGCTACTCGTAATCTGGGTATCCGTCGTATGGCTGAACGTCAATCAGGTATCCAGAAAATCTTTGACCTGCTAAATCGTGCTAATCCTAAAATTGATAACAGTAACGATACTGTTCTACGCACTCTGCTGGCAATTGGTCTGTAATAGACCAACTTTAAACAAATTCAAATCTCAAACTTCATATAAGGAAGCAAATAATGACTACTCGTATTTCTAAAACTCGCGCTCTGGCAACTATCAAATCTCTGGAAGCTAAAATCCGTAAAGCTACTGAACAGCAGCTTCTGATCGCTGTTGGTGAAGGTAAGGATAAAAACCAGGTTGTAGTTGGCGCTGCAATCGAAGTAGCTGATCTGTCTACTCGTATTAAGACTGATTTCCAGTCTCTGCTGGATATGATGTCCCAGCGTGATCGTATCAAAGCTGCTCTGATTAAAAGCAATGCGGAAACAATCGTTGAGATTGGTTCTCGTAAAATGACTGTTGCGGAAGCAATTGAAGCTAAGCGTTCTATGGAACTTAAAGCCCAACTGCTGGCTAACATGCGTAAGCAGTTCCATGCCGCCACGGTTAAGTTTAATACGCAGAAAGCACAGTTTGATGCTAAATATGAGCGTTTGCAGGATAGCATGGCTACCCGTGATAAGAAAACTTCCGAAGATGAAGTTAAAATGCAGCTCAATCTGCTGGAACTCAAGAATACTCCATTCTTGATCGATCCGCTGGAACTGGAAAAGCTGATTAAGCAGCATGACGAGGAATACCAGGACTTTGCAACAAACGTTGACTTTGTTCTGTCCGAGTCTAACGCCTCTACCTTCATTGAAGTAGAGTAATAATTTAAAAGCTAGTAAATCGGTAGACGAAAGCCCAAGCATCTTACCTCGCAGCAGCGGTTGAAATACGAGGTTAAATAAGACCGCTGACCATACTATAAAGTATAATCTATTGGAGATTATGTTTATTACACCAGCCTTTTAAGCTGACACGTAAGAACAAAGCGTCGTTGATATTACCGACACAACTTCAAAGATCAACATTTAAGTATGAAAGCTGAAAAGTTTAAAGAACTCAAACTTCTAAACTTCTAAAGCTAAAAGATGCAAAGTATTCGTTGATGATTCAAACCCTAGATCAAAGGTACATGGCTCATAAGATATGGCCAGTGGCGCCTCTAGGCTGTTTATCGGTTTACTAGTTTCACAATTTAAAAACGTATTTGCTAATCTACTAAATTATATGTATAATATATTTTTAAATTGATGAAACGAGGCTATTATGACTTTTCATATTTTGATTGATGATGTGCGTAATCTTCACGGAATGGACATTATCATTCGAACCCCAGAAGCCGCTATTGAGTTTCTGAAGGGAACTGATACTACTGGGCACTTTGTTTATTGTGATAACGATCTGGCTGTAGATGGTATGGAAGGTTATCAAATTCTTCGTTTACTCTTAGAATTTGGGCAGAGACCAAAGAAAGTGGTACTAGTAACCTCGAATCCCGTAGCTAAGCAACATATGCGTAATGATTTGCTTGACTTAGGGTACAAAGAAAACCCCAATCGCATTGAATATGATTGGCAGGAGTAAAAAGAATGAAGGCAGCTTTGCTTTTAGTAGCTGCCCTTACCTTCAGCTTTAGTAGTCAGGCATCGCACGATGCAAAAGAAATAGATTGCATTGCTAAAAATATCTATTTCGAAAGTCGTGGTGAGGGCATAAAGGGAATGACGGCGATTGCACATGTTACTAAAAACCGTGTAAACTCCGGTAAATTCCCAGATTCCTACTGTAAAGTAGTATATCAGTCTAACCAGTTCTCTTGGGTATCTAAGAGACCAAAAGTTGATAAAACTGATGAGGCTTGGCAAACCGCTAAGAATTTAGCTAGAGTGATATACTACGTTGATTTACCACAAGATCCTACACATGGAGCGCTATACTTCCATAGTGGTAAAGATAAACCTTACTGGACAAAGAAATTTAAGAAAACAACTAAGATTAAGGGACATACATTTTATAAACCTGTTGTCACTAAAACTTAAAAATTTATTTGCTTAAATACTTAAATTTCTGTATAATACTTTCATAAATTAATGAGAGGAAGCGAAATATGAAGAACTTGATTGTTATTGGTGTTAACACTCGCGGTATTCGTACTACGAAAACTGTTAAAACTTCTAACATTGCTGAAATCACTACGAACCCTAAAAAGTTTGATTTCGCCAAAGTCTCAGCAGTTATGACAGAACAATCTTTTAACCAGGCGTTAGGAATGAAATAATGGAAGAGAATATTTTAGATGTTTTGCGTAGAGCTTTGCAGGATTCTAAGTTTAATGGTTCTGATAAAGAAGTCGCTAAAAGCTATCAGACCATAATCGGGGATCTTCAGCGTATTGATAAAGATTTCATCACTTCTGAACAATTTGTGTCTTATCTCAAAGCTCAGCTAAAAAGCATTAACCAGATGAAAGCTAAACTTCATGGTCAAAATCTTGATAGTTATAGCTTGCAGTCTGCTCAGTATGAGTACATTCTAAATAAGTGGTTGCAGGAGTATCTGCCCCCTCAGTTATCTGATACTGAGATTCGTAAATACTTTGCAGAATTAGTTAAGCTAAACCCTGGAATTACAAAAGGTATGCTGATGAAAGCGATTAAGGAAGAATTTCCTGGGCGTTATGATGGCGGTACTGCTGCTCAGATTGCTGGCGAATTTAATTAAAAATTTATTTGCTAAATGCCTTTAAATTCTGTATAATATATTTATAAATTAGAGAGTAATTTCTATCTAATTTATAAATAGTGGGGTGTGGAAATCACTTATGTAGTAACACTGCCGTCCTAGTATAATTGGTATTATCAAGCCGTAACTGGTGGAAGATGTAGGTTCGAATCCTACGGTCGGTAAGAACTGGATAACTGGTGCTTTTAACGTAAAAGCTTCCGAGGTTAGTTGCGCACTGCCTAAACCACGCGGTAGTTGGTTCCAGACTAACCAACCAGTCTGCTGAATAGTTTTATTACGATTTAACTATGTCCAGGCTAAAGAAGAACTTTAGAAGGTATTCTAGGATAGTGAAGTTCTTTCTCCATATCGGAGTAGTTTTTCAAGCTATCCACAAAGTGGGAAATGCTGACATGAGAGATGTCACTAATGGTGCACAATAGCACAGGTAATTCGCGATAACTCCTGTTGAGTAGCAGCAAAAGGTGGGAAGTCATGACCCCAAGCCTAACCGAGTCCTCAATATACCGCAGGACATAACCACTAAGTCACCCTGACTTAAACTGGAAAATAATAGACGTTACTGTATTTTGTCTTGAAATACTTAATGAGTGAGACTTATGACTCTCCCGGTATCGTCTGTATTTTTAAGAGTTTTTACGAGAGTTCTTAAAAATACTTAAACGGGGTGTAGTCTAAGGGAGAGGCAGGAGTCTTCTAAATTCCTTTATGCAGGTTCGAATCCTGTCACCTCGGCCAATTTTATTAACTGTAACTAAAACAAAGGAAATATATGTTTAATACTAAAAATATGAAAGAACTGACTTCTGAGCAGAAAGTAATTCGTACTATTAAACGTTGGGGTATTGGTGCTGTAGTTGGTTTAGCAGGCTTGATTCTAGCCTTTAATTCATATACTATTGTTTCTGATGGTACGGTTAAAACTCAAACATTCCTGGGTAAAGTAGATCCTAATCCAGTATTGCCGGGTTTCCATCTTGTAAACCCGTTTGCATCTTTCGATACTTTTAGTACAAAAGATATTGCTGTAAAATTAGATAAACTTCAGGTTCCTAGTCAGGATAAGTTTAAATCCACTGTTGACCTGACTGTTATGTTGCAATTTGATGGTTCTAAGGCACCGATTAACCGTATTAACGCAGGTACTCAGGATCAGGCACTAGACAAGTATGTAACTGAAAAATTACTGTCTACTATTCGTGAGTTTGGTAAGTCTGTACCTAAAGCACAAGATTTGTTTGATGCTAAAATTCAGGCTCAATTGCAAACTGCAATTCAACAGGAAGTTGAAGAATATGCGCGCCCATATGGTTACACAGTTAAGCAGGTATTCCTTCAGGATATTACCTTGCCGCCAGTAATCATGGAACAGGTACAGAATACCAAAGTTCGTGAAGAGCAAGTTAATGCTGCTAAAGCTGAACTGGCCCGCGTTGAGCAAGAAGCACAGCAGAAGGTTAAACAAGCAGAAGCAGACCGTGAAGCTCGCAACAACCAAGCTATTGCTAATGAACGTGACGCAGATGCTAAACTGTACGCAGCTAAGAAAGAAGCTGAAGCTAACGCCGCATTACAACGTACCATTACTCCTGAGATGATTCGCTGGAAGCAACTGGAAGTTGAAATGATTCGTGCTCAGAAGTATCAAGGTGGTGTACCTCAGACTGTAGTTGGCACTGGCTATGATGGCCAAATGATTATGGATATGCGTAATAAGTAATAGTTACACGTAATCTTTGAACCAAGCCCGCGTTTCCTCCGAGAGCGCGGGCTTTTCTGTATTTAAGGCAAAAGAAAAAGCCCCTTACCTTTCGGCAGGGGCTTTTGTTTTTGGTTTAGAACCATACTCTCGGTGTACAGCAACCACCCATACGGGAGGCCAATCTTGACTGAAAATCTACTCTAGGGGGCAGGATAAGAGTAGGCTTAAAGGCAAACGGATTGAACGCCGGTATTTGCGTAAACATTGCTGGAGAGCAACAACGTGCTACAGGCATTGGGCAGCACGAAACAGATTTTCTGCAACACATAATTCCTCCTTAGGAGTTATTACCGCTATTTTGAGCTTTTGCAATTTGGCTTTGGCAGAAGCTATTAAACTTACCCATAAGTGATACAAGCTGTTTCCCATCCTCTGTCTTTGCGAAGTCTTCGAAAAGGGCTAGTACTGCCTGTCCTTCCGCAGAAACCTGCGGTTGTTGGGTTTGTTGCTGAACTTGCTGCTGAGGCACCTGTTGCTGCATTTGTTGAGGCATTTGCGACTGCCCGCTCATTTGCTGCATCATTTGCATAGGACTCACACTTCCAGGATTTTGCTGGAGTTGTTGCTGCATCTGTTGCGCTTCTGCTAAACGCTGTTGCAACTGTTGTAAGTAGGGGTTATCCAGACCCGGAATGGGCTGCTGGGAGCCCATACTTTGATTAAGTCCGTTATTTACAAAACCATATTTACTCATAATGGGCTCCTCCCCTTAATATTAAGCCGGCAGTTTAGCCTGCAGACCAGCCAGAGTCTGAGTGATAGCACCAAGACTTACAGCGATTTGATTAATTACCTGACCGTTAGCACCATTACCCGCAGCGATTGCTTCACGTAGGCGACATGCATCTAACTCATCCTGGATACGCGCAGTAGTTACACCAGCGATCGCAGTCTGAAGTTCACAGCAACATTCAGCGATCTGGCGTTCCAGAGAGTTCTGGTTAGCACACATCTGAGCCTGAACAGCGGTAAACTGGTTATTAGTTTGTAAAGTCTGCTGGAAAGCGATCTGTGCAGAATCAAACTTATCCTGTGCACGAGCTATCTGATTAGCTGCGAAAGATTGATCAATCTGGCGAGAAAGATCGAACTGACCCTGAATAACGTTGCGAGTTTCCTGGCAGATTTGATTAGACAGATTAGCACCCGTACCATAGATCGTAGTTAGTACAGACTGAGTATCACGGCTCTGGTTTTGGGATGTCTGGCTAAAACCATTGTTAACTGCGCTTAAAACAGCTCCAGTACCCTGATTAGCTTCTGTACGAGTAGTGTTAATAGCTGCTAGAATACTAGCGGTATCTTGGTTCTGAAGTACTGCATCAACTGCGGTACCATCACCAACTACACCACGTCCACCGAATCCACCGAAACCACCGAATCCGCCTGTTAATAGAGCACCGATTAGGATAGCTCCGAATAGTCCCATACCTTCACCACCGAAAGCACCTGCGTTTGCTGGGTAACCACCCAGTAGGCCAGGGAAGCCACTAGTGAATACGTTTACTGGTTCTTGCATTTTATGTTTTCCATATTTATGACAATGTTCATCATCGTCATCTTCTTCATCATCATGTTCACGATGTTTTTCTTCGTAGGCTCTGACCTTCTCCCACTTTTTCTTATCTGATTCCTCGTGACGGTGCAGTTCTGCTGCAACGCTAGCGACGGTCTCAGGACTCTTAGCTACTTCTTCTGTCATTTTTTTGACACCTCCTAGTATATAGAAAATGTGTGTCTCTTTGATCACTCATCCATAACATATACTTTACACTACCCCAGCGAAAATGTCAAGGGGTCTTTAAAAATTGCCCCCGGATTTTTAGTGGGGTCACAAATTTTGGTCCTCACCACTTATCTGCTACCCTTAAGTGCCCTACGATTTTCCTCTAAAAAGTTAAAAAATTTGATTGCTCGAATGATAAATTCTCTGTATAATATATCTATAAATTTGAGAGAGGAACCAAATATGAATGTTGATGAGCTAACACAGCACCTCTTATCTAGGGGATTTGATATAGATAAATATCATTGCTGGTTAAGTCCAGAAGGGTGGCTAACAGTCCCGTTGTATGACTTCTCTGGGATGTTGAGAGGCTATCAGACGTATAATCCTTCTGCTCCAAAAGGTCATGGTAAGTGCCCCTCTGAGGCTAAATATTTTACCTATTCTAATACACAGTGTGTATGGGGACTAGAAACTCTCAATGGAGCTGAAAAAGTAGTATTGATCGCTGAATCTGTATTTAAGGCAGTTGCGTTACATAACGCTGGTTATCCAGCCCTGGCAATGTTAGGTTCTTCTCCAGGAAAAGCGTTATTAAAGCAACTGAAATTATTACCTTTTAAATTGGTAGCTGTCGGAGACAACGATCCTGCGGGTGAAAAATTTGCTAGAAAATTAAACGGCTTTGTTTCCCCTGTAGATGTAGATGAGATGTCTACCGAAAACTTGAAAAATTTTCTTGCTATGAAGCTAAATTTCTAATATAATATATTTTATAAATTCGGAAGATTAACCCTAAAGGTAAGGGAGCTGTTTGCTAAACAGCCAGTAACTGTGGAAACACGGTGTGCCAGTTCGAGTCTGGCATCTTCCTCCAAACATAGGGTCGGTAGCTTAAAGTTAAAGCGGTGGCCTCATAAGCTAATGAGTAGGAGTTAGATTCTCCTCCGACCCACCAAATTAAGGAAATAAGATGTATAGACATCCACCTCCGCCAACACGTCGTTCTAGAGAAGTTATCCTCATGGAATTAACTAAAAACTTCAAGGCAACTCTTGAAGATAGAGATCTAGGCACGGATGAAGACATTGATTTTATTTGTAGACTATTAAAGATGAAACTGGAGAAACAAGATGGCTAATCCTGAAATCACTGCACAACGTTTCATGCTTAAAGGCATGATTGCTGAGGCAGGTATAACTCAAGAGGTTGCGGATTTTCATAAGCAATTTCTTGATATTATAACTCTAGCTAAAGAGACTGGAGAAAAAGAACATGGAGCAGCAATTATGGCTATATCTCTTATTAGTCTAGACTTGGCTGAAGAATCTGGAGTTTAGCTCCTCCAAACAGAATTTTTAAAAATGTACTTGCCTTTTGCTTTAAATTTCTGATATAATAGTTATATAAATTGATGAAGGAGTTAACGAATGCAAAATCGTGTTATAGCAACTGGTATTGAAAGTGCGATCTGTAAATCCTGGGAAGGCTGGGAAGGTGAGATTGAATGGCTTTATTTCTACGATGTAGAACTTCTGCCGGAAGTTAAAGCTAAATGTGTTGAAGCTGGCATGGCTCCAGATGCAAAAGCTGATATCGAATTCAGCCACAGATACCGTTTTCATTAATAACTGAGGAAACAAGCATGTCCAAGAATGTAATTGCGCAGCTAGAAGTTCATCGTGATAGCACTATCAACAATATTGAAGTTGAGAAGAAATACATCGAAGAACTTAAACATGATATACTAGTAAGTCTCAACCGTCTTAATGTACGAAAAGAGTTTCTTAAGGAACTTAATGCAGCTATTGAAAAACTCAAAGCTGAGTAAATGAATTATGCGACCGGGGCTGGCTTGGTAATGGTACTCCCCTGTCACGGGAGGGAATGTGGGTTCAAATCCCATCGGTCGCGCCAAATTAAACTAGCACGAGAAATATACTATGCGTAATGCTAAAGAAGAGTTGTTACTTGCCTTAAAAAATACTAATTCTGAAGTTAAGTGTATTAAAATAGAATTCGGGTATTATGGGGACAAAAAAGTTTGGGTATTACCTCTGGGGTATACAGAAGAAGATATTGTGGATTTTCTTAATAACCTAGACTTTGAGTATGATTCTGGTTATGGTGGACAACTACTTTATGGTAATGTATGGTTTGCCGATGGAACTTGGTTAGAACGTGGTGAATATGATGGTTCTGAATGGTGGGAATATAAGACTACACCAGCAATTCCAGAAGAATGCCGAACAATTAATGGTGAAGTAGATCGTACTTTACTATTAAATTAACAAAATCTCAGTGCAGAACACGGAGCTAGCAATTCGGAAGTGCCGACTCATGATAAGCTGCCTATGTACTTGCGAAGCGGTCGTGTCCAAGACTCGGACTCTTGCACTGAAAACAATCAAACATTCTAGCGTGGTTGATGGGGAAACCAGCTTGGCGAGGGCAGAAGCTCGTTCGATTCGAGTGAAAGAATGGTTCTCGTAAGTCCGCACAAGTGATAACAGGTTCGAGTCCTGTCTAGAATGACACTATAAAGTTTACTTATTATGTAGGTTCCGATAGATCGGCGGGTCTATTCTGGCAGTTAAGAGAAGTCTCGCAAACTTCTTTGTCAGCCGTGTGGTTGGTAGCCTCCAGGTGGCCTACACAATAAGTAAATTTATTAAAAATTTATTTGCTATTATGTTTAATTCTCTGTATAATATATTTTATAAAGTGAGTTAACAAAATTAACAAAATTAACAGTGCGTAGCGCAGTTGGTAGCGTGGGAGCCTTGGATGCTTCGGGTCGCAGGTTCGAGTCCTGCCGCACTGACCAAACAATTGCGGGTGGGAGGCATAGAGTTCTTCTTAGTCTCATAAGCTAAGTAAGTCCAGGGCAGTACTGGAACCCGCTACCATTTTAATAGAGGATTTCGAAATGAAAGTATTTCGATTAGTAGTAAGTGACAAACGTTTAGGTAAGAATACACCAAAATCCTTACTCGCTCATTATGGTAAAAATTGGGATGAAGTAATGGTAGAGTTTAGTACTAATCACCCTTACTTAAAAGTCCACTCTATTAAAGAAGTGTATAATGGTTACTAATAGATCGCTAGCTCAATAGGTTTAGTAGCATCCGACTTTTAATCGGAAGGTTCTGGGTTCGAGTCCCAGGCGATCTACCAAATTGCTCGGTTAGTTTAATGGGAGAACCCCGTCTTTACACGGCGGTTGCGATAGTTCGATTCTATCACCGAGTACCAATTAACTCAAAATAAGGAATTGCAAATGCAATTATCAAGCAAGATTCAAGGTTATTTCAGTCATGTGGCAATGGAGTTCGCGTTACAGCATGGTTGGGATATGGAGAAAGATCTAACGGAGTTTTATGAGTCTCATAAAGAGATAGATCTTAGTTCTGTCTATTTGGGATTATCTACTGGTCAAGAACTTACAGAATATGATGTATTCAAGGCAAGTCAAGGTGAGATAACACCTAGTTTTGCCGAGTTCTGGTTAGGAATTACTCTGAAGGATAATGCACCAGATGAAGGTGTAGTTATGCAAAGTATGCACTCTGGAAGCTCTGATTACCTTTACGTTCGTGATGTAAAGGAACTGCAAGAAATCGCTAAAAATGTACTTGCTTGATGCTTAATTTCTTGTTATAATATTTATATAAATTGATGAGGAGAAATCCTCATCATAGTTCACTAAGGTATTAGCTCGACCTAGGACTGGCTGCCAAAAAGCACGATCCCTACGATTCGGGAGAAGTTCTAGATTAGTCCACTAGATTCAGCGGCAACTGAATAGTGTATCGGGTTTGCGAGATGACGCGGTTCCTTCCGCTCGAAGCGAAGGTGCTGTAGTTACGCCGAGCTAATAGCCTTAGTAAACTAAAGAATTTGGGGTTAGTGGTGTAATTGGTAGCCACGAGGGTCTTAGAAGCCCTTGCTTAAGTGCGTGAGAGTTCGAGTCTCTCCTAACCCACCAAACAACGGAAGAGCAAATCGAATTGGCGACGAAAACCGCTTGGAAAGTGGTTGACTGGTAAAACGGCTTGAGAGTTCAAATCTCTCCTCTTCTGCCAAACACTTGAGGTAATAATGTTAGCAAAAGATAAAGCTCTAGAGTTTTTAGCATCTTTAGATGAAGATAAGATTATAGATGCTGCTGAAAAAGCTGGAATGCCAGATTTAACATATCTGGAACGTGCTATTATTGCTCGTGATAAACTACAGAAAGAGTTTGCTATTGCTCAGGAGGAGTTTTATACTCGCTATAACGCTCTTACTAAGCAAATTGAAAATGAGTGTTCTCATACTTGGGGAGTAACAGAAAACCTAGGTAATGATCACGATGGTTGGTCTAAAGTAAAAATTACCTACTACCATCGTAGGACTTGTAAAATTTGTGGAAAAGTAGAAAACTTCACTAGTACGAGCGACTATTAGTATAATAAATACTAGAAGATAGGACGTAGTGGTACGTAACTGGTCTTGAAAACCAGCCCGCTGTAGCGATACGGTGATGGTTCGACTCCATTATCTTCTGCCAACTTATAAGGTAATATATGTCTTTAACGAAAACTGTGAAGGTTACACTAACTGATGGCACAGAGTTTAGTGCTCAAATAACCCTACTAGAAGACGGTTATTGGGAAGTATATCTTCCACATGTTAATTCTACTGGTAGAGGATGGACTCAACAGCAGGCTATCGTTGATGCTTTGAATGAGGCTTCTGCTGGGTTATAAAAATTCTTGAAGTATGCCGGAATCGGTAGACGGGGCTGCCTAAAAGGTTTATAGGGAACATCCACTCCCTACAACATACCTCATAAAGCGGCTGAGATAAATGGTCTATCTCGTGAAGGTTCAAGTCCTTCTGCTTCTTGATACATCTATGGCTCAAAGTGTAACGGTGCTACTTGATGCTCTTAGTAAGACTTACCCGACATGCGTTCGGGAGTAAGCTGCTAAGGCTAGAGGAGAAGAGTTTCTGAGAGCCGCCACAATTGAAAATTCGTACTCGTCTTGAGCTGCGTGCAATAGGAGATAACTTGATTAGTATTCTAGAACATGCTAATTGAGGATGGTTTCGCTAACCCTGCGAGTTTTCAATTGTGGCTATATCATAATTGGTTAATGATCCTGATTGTGAATCAGGCCTATGTGGATTCGAATTCCACTAGCCACCCCAAATTAACTTAAATAGGAAATAAAATATGGCTGATTTCTGCAAACAATGCTCCATTGATATGTGGGGCAGAGATACTGGTGATCTTTCTGGTTTGATTACAGAAGCTGAAGTTAAAGAAGGCTACGGTGCTGTTGTGATTTGCGAGGGATGCGGAGTTATTCGAGTAGATCATGAAGGCAAACGTTTGGAAGAATCTGAGCCAATCGCCACGGTTCCTGTAGAGTAAGATGAAATTAGAGAATTTCAGAGTAATTCCGGAGTATCCCAAATACTTAATCTCTCCATATGGAGAGGTTTACTCTACCAAGAGTAATAAATTACTTACACATCATTTAGGCAGTGCAGGATACCCGTTTGTAACGTTCTATGAACGGGGTAAGAATGTTTCTGTTGTACTGCATAGATTATTGGCTAGAGTATTTAAAGATTTACCTTCGCTAGAATCTGAACTGGAGGTGGATCACAAAGATAGGAATAAATTGAACTTTGCCCTGGATAACCTAGTTGTCATGACCAAGGAAGATCACAGAGTAAAAACTACACTTGAAAGAGGACATATAGTAGGGGGCAACAAGTGCCCTTATTGTAGTAAACAAATAAGTTCTTCAGCTAAAACTTGTTTTGATTGTAAACCTAAAAATAACCCTGCTATTACAGCAGAGCAAATAGAATATTGGGTAATAAATTATTCGTGGGTTAAAGCATCAAAAGAGCTGGGACTGTCTGATAATGGACTACGTAAACGTTATAAATCCTTAACAGGTAAAGATCCAAAAAGTATTAAGAAGAAGGTTAGCCAAGTCGGTTAAGGCTGGGGTCTCTGAAACCCTGATCAGTGGTTCGAACCCACTACCTTCTGCCAAATAGTTGGGGATTAGCTTAGCCTGGCCTAAAGCTTCGGCCTTTGAAGTCGAGATCATTGGTTCAAATCCAATATCCCCTGCCAAACAATAAGCGGTTAAGCACACGGGTTGTGTCGCAGGCCTTCCAAGCCTCGCTGAGTAGGGTTCGATTCCCTCTAGCCGCTCCAACTTTAAGGAAACATTATGCACGTTTTTGAGTTTCGTAATAAAAGTACCGATAAACGAGTTATTGTTATTGGAGAAACATACCGAGCATACGAACAAACTGACGGCTCTGTTATCCTGAACGATGAGAAAGGAGGTTTTAGCTTTTATCCAGAAGAACCTTATGAAGAGTTTCGAAAACAATTTAACCTAGACTGGAGAAAGCATTTAAACACTGTTGCTTCATCTGCAGTATTTCCAACTACCAGTACTGTACTCTCTAATGGCTGATAACCTAAAAGTTAAGATCGACAAACAAAAGAAACGCGTAGAAATAGAGATTGGTGAAGAACGTGTAGCCTTCACCTTTGAATTTCTACAACAAATGGCAATGACAGTTATGACTGACAAGTCCCCTGTTATTGAAAAAGAAATCCCGTTGAAATAACGGGTTCTGCTGGGTTGGCAGAATGGTTGAATGCACCTCCTTCATACGGAGCGACTACAGTGGTTCAAATCCGCTACTAACTACCAAATTCTAACATCGGGGAGATCTAATGAAAGCGTATCAAAATATTAAATCTGGCGTAATTAACCTTGTTCATGAAAATCAGATTATTCAGCTATACTCCGACAACGGTGAACTTAAACAGAAAGTTCTAGTTGAAGATCTAGAAGGTATCACACCACAATTCGATCCCGAAGCCTTCCGTGAAGTCAAAGTGGAAGTCGCCCCTCAAATTGAAGGTGGTCAACACCTAAATGTCAATGTGTTAAGTCGTGATCAGCTTTTGGATGCACAGAAACATCCTGAAAAATACCCTCAATTAACTATCCGTGTTTCAGGATACGCTGTACGTTTTAATGCACTGACGCGTGAACAACAGAACGACGTTATTAGTCGTACATTTACTCAGGCGATGTAATGGGGTTTGGGTACGATTTCTCCGAACTACGTGAGGTAGTCGAGCAAACTCCATTTATCTCCCAAGTTTTAGGAGAAATGTGTGGATCGAGCATTAAGACGCCATCACCGGCAACGTGTGAAGAACAACCGCAGGAAGTATTGGACAGTCTTCCCACATGAAGAAAGCCCTAAGCGGTTAGGTATTATCACTACTACCCCTTGCATCTGTTCTTGTTGGATGTGTGGGAACCCTCGCAAATACTATAAGAATAGTAAAGCAGGCATGAAAATTTCGGAGATTAGAAAAATGGAAGCAATGATTATGGGCATCTCAAATGATGAATTTGATGGCTTTGTAGGATTCGGAGAAGGAATCAGCTCAGGCTATTCCGAAGATGAACGCCCCGATCTGTAATTAATAACAAACCCCAGCTATTGAATAAGTAGTCTGGGGTTTTTCTGTATAGAGGTACATAATATATGTATAATAAAATTCATCCACATTAGGTTAATTTAAAAGACTTAATGGAGGTAATATGAGCCGTACTTATCGTAGACAATCTGGTGATCAGTGGTGGAAGTCTAAAGAACAATTCTCCCAAGAATATTCTTTCCTCAAAGAAAATGGCTACTGGATTCGTGTTATTTATGCCAAATCCTGGGATGACATCAAAAAAGAAATGAAGGAAGCAACCATTCGTAATGAGAAAAAGGATGGTTATAACTGGAATTCTATTAGTAAGAATGTTAAGTGGCACTCTAATAAAATGGTTCGTCAAGGGAATCGCCAAGAACTCCACCGCGTGATGAAAGATCCAGAAAATTATGATTATAATCGCGATCATGACATGCGTAAGCGTGGGTTATGGTGGTGCTATGACTAAATTCTGAAATAATTCATTTGCTAAACCTCTCTTTTCTTGCTATAATATGTTTATAAATTGATGAGAGAGGTTTGAAATGAAAACTCGTCTAGACTGTGCTGTTCATGTTCTTGAGCATGATGTTGCTGGAACCTGTATGTCTTACCACGAAGCAGGTCGTTTAATTAAAGAACGTGTGGCAGATGTGTGCGGATTGAAGATTACTGCTGAGGAAGCTGATGATCTTTTAGGTCAAGCACTGGAGAAAACCGAAATGTTCCTCTGCGATTCTTGTTCTTGGTGGTGTGAAGCTCACGAACGTTCTTTCAACGATTATGATGTATGTCGTGATTGTAGTGGGGAGGATGAAGATGAATAAGTTTATTATTGCACTGATGATCTCCACAGTTAGTTTCGGTTCTCTGGCATCTACCAAAGTTTCTATGAAAAATGGTAATGTTAAAGTTCAACAGAATGGCATTATTACCGAGTATGGTAAAGTTCGTGATGTTAAGGAACGTAATGGTAAAGTAGAAATATATACTAATAAAAACTTCTCTACTCCAGCCGTTACTATTAGTAAACATGGTGAAATAACTACTCAACGTACTAATAGCTCCAGTTCTTTTACTTGTCGTTATGATTGCGACTTTGAAGGAGAAGAGTAACATGGAAAAGAACATGAAAAGACTAAACATCAATAGCACAGTGCAGATTCCAGCAACTAAGGATGTTTTAACATTCCTACGAAGTGAAAACGCTCAGTTTTGGCATGATCATGTTGTAAAGAACGGTAGTATTCCAGATGTAGTTGCCTTTGCCAAAAAACGTATCGAGGAGTATAAAGATCCAGAGATTAAAGATGGGATGATTACCATGCAGTTATGGGTAGCTATGAAAACCTTTGGACCCACTATGAGTCTAGGATTTACTCCACTGTTTACTAATATTCTAATTAATGAAAAGGATCTGAAATGATTATCTCTCCATTTGCTCTTTGGTTCGTCATTGGATCTGTGGTTGCGATTTACAGCTGTGTTGACGATGTGTTCTTCTCGAAAAACAAGGCTGTATTATTAGAGCATCTGTGGCGAACTTCTCCAGATACCTTAATCTTCTTTGGTGCGGAAAAGGGATACAAGATCGCCCTAGTGATGTTTATTATAATTGACACATTATTAGGGCCAGTAGCTCTCTACGGATTCTATCGTAAAACCCGCAAGATGAAACAACTCAAAGCTAAATACTTTGGGGAGTAAAGAACTCGCGTAGGACCGAGTTGCGTCACCTGCAACTGTTACGGATAAGGGAGTCGTGCCCCTTAGTGCGGTAAGTGGTGAGGTGGCTGCTAGCCATAACTGGAGATGATATGACTACATTACTAATCCTTGTTACAACTTGGTTTTTAATAGGTGCTGGGTACGCAATAGCTATTATTAGACATTTGGACGAATACTCTGCTGAATGGTTTGTTAAATATCTACGTATTGATGATCAGGAACATGAATTTAAGGATGAAAAGCAGAAAAAGGCAGTAGAGAAAATGACAGCCAAAGAATGTTTGTTCTACATGCGTATTGTAGGGTTCTTTGGACTATTAGTTGCTGGCCCAATTGGTTCTACCATTGCTCCATATAAAGAAACAGTTGCCGATATCAAATTGTGGAGAAATGCAGGGGTACTACGCAAAGCTAGAGAAACTAATATTACATAAGATTGATACTAAATCAACTTACTAGCAAAAGCAAATAATGACAAAGCCCAGCCTGCACTTTTGCGACTGGGCTATTTTTATAATAAAATTTTAGTTGCTTAGATGCCCAAACTTTTGTATAATATGTTTATAGATTGAGGCAAGAGGATTAAATATGAGGATTATTTCTAAGTTCGCCGATGTGTATGATTTGCAGAACAGTTTGTTCGACCCTGATCGTGTGTGGGAACGTAAAACTGAAGAGTTAACAATAAAGGCTCCCGATGATGGCAACTACATGATTATGCAAGAACGTATAATTGCTCGTGTTGGTGAAAAGAACGGCTACTTTAAAATTCTACCGTTTTTCCTAGCAGGAGAGATTTACTGGATGTACCATATTGATGTATTGGATACTCAAGTAAAAACTTTCAACCTAGACAAAGCATTAGAAGTTCTGAAAGAGAATGGATGGTCAACGGGGTTTTCTCTGCTAGATATAAATAGGGGGAAGCCAAAAGAATCTATCCTATCCTGGCAAGAGGAAGTTACCTCTAAAGCCGAAGAAGCCTTAGCTGAGTTAAGAGTACCCTTAGCAGTTCTAGACTCAGTAGTTCCAAATGATAAAGATAGTAATAAGTATTTCAAGGCTATAACTAACCCACGCCTACATCTATCAGGTATTCCGTGGCAGGAAGTTGAAAGCAACTTATACCGATTACACCAGAGGGTTGAGCAATATATCTGGGGGGTGCTTGGAACTGGAGAACCAAATACTATTACGATTTCAGATAAGGATCGCTTAGCTGCACATGGATTTGATACTGTTACTTCTTTTAGGAATATGAAAAGATGATAAAAAACTTTATTAGTTCCTTGTGGCAAGGTAAGTGGTATATCCTGGGAGCAGGTCTAGCGATAGGCATCGGGTTCGGTGCTTATCACTTAGTAGATAAAGTGGAGACTTTAGCGGGAGATCTTGCAGTAGCGACTAAAAAGATCTCTTCTCTAGAGACTTCCCTTAATAAGGTGAAAGCTGAAAGCGAACTTCGGGAGACTCGAATGAATCAGTATTTCACAATGAATAATATTTCGCAAGCAGATCTAGACAAAAAGATTAAGCAGCTTGATAAAGCACTTAGTCGCCAAGATATTATAGCTGCAAAGCCTGGATTGGTAACATTAATTGCTAAAAAGCAGAGTAAAGAATTTGAGGAGAGATTAGCATGTCTTTCTGGAAGTGTGGAATACTGCTCGCAGCCGCAATCACAATCACAGGCTGTGCAGAAGAGATAAAACCAGAGCCATCTCATGAGTTAAAACAAGCTCATGTAGACTGGCCTAAAGGACTTCAACCTTGTAGCTTTGACTTTAAGTTTGAAAAGAAATTAGCTACAAATGGGGAAGATGGCGTAGTAGTTGTTGTACCATATAAAGATTGGAATATGTTGGCAAAATGCCGTGAGGCAGAATATTCATATATTTCACGACTGACTGGTATGGTTTGCTTCTATCGCCAAGATTTACAAGAAAAACGTTGCTTAGTTTACTATCCACCAATTAACAATAGGAAAGATTAATGTCAGTATTAGTTGGTTTACATGGCGAAGCAGGTGCAGGAAAAGATACCGTTGCAAAATTAATTATCGATTGGTGTAATGACACGTATCCAACGTGTTTAACCCGTCGGTACAGTTTTGCTAAGCCCGTTTATGAACTTGCATCCGTAATCCTCGGTGTAACTCCAGAGTTTCTAGGAGGGCGCAGGGGAAAAGAGGTTGACCAATGGTTTACAGTAACACAATCTCAATTGGAGCGAGCCAGAGATGTGTGGTTTAAGTACGGTATCGATAAGTTTGAAGACTTCTCGTACGTTTGGCCTATTTTTGAGGAAAAGTATCTTAATCCTCAACAACTTATCTCAGAGAATAAAGAAGACGGTCTTTATAGCTTATTTATTTCTCCGAGAAAAATGTTACAGCTCGTAGGAACAGAGCTAGGAAGGCAGCTGGTGCATGAACGCATTTGGCTCATAATTCTGGAGCAATCCATCGCTAAAGACGACCCAGACGTCGCCGTAATAACAGATGTTAGATTCCCCAATGAAGGAGAGCTACTCAGAGAAACAAACCATTTAGATATGGATTCTTTGATAGTAAATGTAGTACCCGCTGAGCAGAAGTTCACTATTAAATCAGATCATCCATCTGAAAGTGGTATTCCTGCAAAATATATTACTCACGAATTAGTTAATAAATTCGATGGTATCACTAACCTTAAACTAGAAGTGTATAACTTCTGTGACTTAGAGCTAGAACCACTAGTTGGATAATCAAGGATCGCTATGACTAATAAAAAAGAAGCAAAGACTAACCTGTTTCACTCCATTCGCCAATCTAATGAGTATACCTTTTTCTTTGATGAAGAATTAGGCCCGCCGGGTGAATACCGTGATTTATCAATGGTACTTATGCAAGCAAATGAGGACGACGAAATTAATCTGATGATTAATGGCCCAGGTGGTTATGTTGATACTGCTGCACAGTTATCTAACTTAATTGCTAACTGCCGTGGAACAGTTATAGGGCATCTGGTTGGTCCTAGTGCTTCTGCTTACTGTACGATTTTCCTATCCTGTCATGGGTGGGTAGTACATCCACATGCTACGCTAATGGGACACACGTTCTCTGGCGGATTCTGTGAGAAGGGTCAAGAAATCAAGAAAGCCTATGAATCTTACAACAAGTTCGTAGAAGATATGATGCTAGATGTCTACTATCCGTTCTTCTCAATAGACGAAATCGACGAGATGGTAAAAGACAACAAAAATATCTATCTAGATAGCAAAGAAATCCATAAGCGTATTGAAATCTTGGCGAAATATCGATCTGAGCAATATAATAAAGCCCAGTTACCTCAATCCGAGGAGTATAACGAAGAGTAAGTAGTTTTAAGCCAGGGTTTAACGACCCTGGCTTTTCTTTTATCTAAAATTCTTCTTGACAACGACAAAATTTTATGCTCCAGAAGTGATCTTTAAAAACACATTGTAATTTTCCTCCAAAATTAGTATAATGGTACTGGTTAGAGGAGGTTACAATTGGAAAAGTTCTTACAATTATTAACGGTACTGCTCCAAGAAGCGAAAGATCCAGCATCGCTTCTTAAACGTCTGCTAACTATCTTAGTTGCTGTCATTATTTTCTTATTTGTTAGTAATACTAGTGAGGTGATGTCATTCTTAAAGACTTTCTCCACGTCTGCGGTTCTACAGGATGTTCAAAATCAAAGGATAAGTAATTTTCCTAACGTAGCTAGAGAAAAGAGCATGGTACTTTTTTCTCAAACGGGTGCGGACGCTGTTTTTGTCGTCAAGTATAAACCCGATGCCGTTAATGATTATTCTAACATTATTGCATGGGAAAGCAATGCGCAATTAGATAGGGCTGACTTGGCTGATAAAGCGGTAAATAAGACGTCTGAGCTATATAGACGTCACTTAGAAGGCTTTAACTACGCATCGGATTTAAGTGTAAAAGTAAATAAATACATGGGGTTAAATATACCTGCGTTTAAGAACGTTACTTTTAATTACATATACACTTGTCCATATTTCAATCTAAACAATATCTATGCTGGGTATATTGGTATTGCTTGGAAAGATAATCCTGTAGATGCAGCCGATTCTGAGAAATTTAACGAGTATTTAACAAAGCTCTGTTCACCACAACAGAGATATTTAGGTAGATCAATATGAGTTTTAAATTTGGTAAAAATAGCGAAAAACAATTAGCTACCGTTAAGCCAGAGTTACAAAAAGTAGCTCGTAGAGCTTTAGAATTATCTCCATATGATTTCACGATCGTACAGGGTATTCGTACAGTAGCACAAAGTGCCCAGAATATTGCTAATGGTACTTCATTTTTAAAAGATCCTAGTAAAAGTAAGCATATTACTGGGGATGCTCTTGATTTTGCTCCATACATTAATGGCAAGATTGATTGGAATGACTTAGAAGCATTTTGGGCAGTTAAAAAGGCTTTTGAACAAGCAGGTAAAGAACTAGGCATTAAACTTCGTTTTGGTGCTGATTGGAATGCTTCGGGAGATTATCACGATGAAATAAAACGTGGTACCTATGATGGCGGTCATGTCGAACTAGTTTAATTAATAACTTAGGCGGGAATACTCCCGCCTTTTTAGGCAAAGGGGGCTTTAATAATTTTTAAAGATAGGAGAAAGCCATGTTTGCAGAACTATTCACTATGATGCTGCTAGGTATCTGGAAAATAAGTCTAGTAGTATTCGTTTTAATGATAGTTTTTACTATCCTTGCATTAACTACCCGAAATAGCTTATTAATAAAGGTTATTCACGGACTAGAGTATATAATTATGGGTTCATTCGGCGTTTGTAAATGCAATTGCCATAGAGATACGAAATATTGTTGGTTATGGATGGAACTAGAGAATCCTATATCCATAGCTTTGGCTGTTTCATTCGGCATGATACTTATGGCCCTTATTCTAGCATTAATACCTTTGATGTTAGCTGGGGGAGTTACAGCGTATTTCACCCTTTTCTCCCCGATACTTATGTACTCAATTTACCCAATAACTATGTATCTAGTTAGGAAAAGATTTATACATGCAGTAGATTAAGATAAAAAAGTAGTTGACTTTTAGCCCTAGTTATTATATAATATATACATAAATTAGTTAAGAGAGGTATATATTATGTCTGATCGTTTCTATACTCAAATGGCGGAACATTTTCGTATACCACATTACGAGCTAAACATTGCACTCCGTGATCATGACTCTCCTGAGTACAAAAAGCTCGAAAAGAAAGCGGAAAAATCTATTGATACAAAGGTAGGTGCATCTATGTCTAAGGGCAAAAAGTTAACTCGTCTTGATCTTAATAAAATTTTAACTGAACTTTTGGGTACTGATATTGAGGGTGCTAAATTACCACTTCTTGTACTAGAGACTATGATTAAAAAGGTCAAAAATAAAGAATATAAGAAGGTAGAAGTCCCGGAAGGCAGATTAAAGGCTCCTTATCAGGAAGCATTAACCGAGTGTTTGGGTGTAAATCTTGATCTGAGCACCGCAACAGTAAAAACTATGAAAAACTTCTTAGAGGCCATTAATAACTATGAGTAAATTAGTATATCTATTAAAAGGTTCCACGTGTCGTCCTTGTGCTCTTTTCGAGCCAGTATTTGATAAAGTAGTCAATGACTATAATTTGGAAATCCATAAAGAGACTGATAATACAGAATTAATGCAGAAATTCGGTGTGCGCCAAGTTCCTGTAGTAGTTCTGGCAGATCGCTTACCTAATGGTAGAGTAGAAGCTAATCATATTCTGATTGGACGTCAGCTTCGTAAAGAAACTATGCACGAAGCTATTAAAAATTTCCTGGATGATAACCCAGAGGACTAATAAACAAAGCCTGATCTTAGCTGATCAGGCTTTTATTTTACTTGCTTTTTGCTAAAAATTTTGGTATAATATTTATATAAATTGACCGGAGGATTAAATGTTAGCGGAACAAGCAAAACGTTTAGCCAGAATAAATAGAGCTGCACTCCTTAATAGCAGAAAGAAACCATATAAGTATGTTAAAAAGAGAATAGTTTCTTCTGTGGGGATTGGGGGTTCTTTTGTACAGTTTAATCGTGATGAAATTAGTTATGAAGCTATAAAAGCCCTATATAAAGAGGGTTATACTCTCCAACTATCTAATGATTATGGCACAACTATTTTAACTGTTATTTGGGAATAATTATGAAAAAAGAATTTAATGTACATAAAACTCTAGTAGTGCCGGATGATGCCAACTTGTTTTTCGTTGGTGATATTCATGGATGCAATGATTTGCTAGAAGATGCGTTAAAATTAGCTGGGTATAATAGCAAAAAAGATTGCGTAGTATGTGTTGGCGACTTAATTGACCGAGGCACACAAAACCTACAAGTTTTAGCCAAATTCCTGTATAATCCACGTTTTATCAGTGTCCGTGGTAATCATGATCAATTTATGATTGCAGGAGATTGGGCTAATTGGATGTATAATGGTGGTATGTGGGCTATGAATGAACTAGATGCAGACACCATTAAAAGTATTGCCGAAGATATGGCTGAAAAAATGCCAGTATTCCTAACTGTTAGACATCGTGGTAAGAAATTTGGTGTTGTTCACGGTGGTGTACTTTTTACGTACAAAGAATGCGGTAATGAAGTAGAAACCCCAGTATGGGATAGTCTTATTGCGCAAGTAGAAGCAGCTAAGGAAGACCCACATGACCATCCGGAATACCATGTTGAACCATATTTATGGGATCGAGATGTAATCCAAGAAATAGGCTTCTACTTGTCCAAAAATGGCGAGGAACACCCATATTTCCAGCGTTACGCAGGATTTAAAGAAAAATACATGGTAGAAGTGCCAGAAGTTAAGGGGGTAGATTTTGTGTTCCACGGACACACTGGGGTTCCTTACCCAATACTCCATAAAAATCGTGTTTATCTTGATACTGGCGGTGTTTTCAATGGGCAGTTGACGGTTGCGCAGGTTAATGATGAAACGGGCAAAATCACCACATTTACTACAGACAAAAATAATAGCTGCGGTGTACAGAGGATTCTTTAATGAAAGTTTTCTTTTGGAGTGATCTCCACTTAGGACATGCAAATATTACTAAATTCAGACCAATCTTTTCTACTATGGAAGAGCATGACGAATTTATTATGGATACTATTACATCCATGAAAGATAAGCGTACAGTATTCTATATTTTAGGAGACGCATTTGTATCTAGAAATGGTTTAGAGAAGTTTGAAAAACTCTTCAGCAATGTTAGAACTACATTAGTTTTGGGAAACCACGACTTAGAACGAGAAGGATTATCTTTCAAAGACTTAATAGGGATTGTAGATAACGTACAATCCCTAGTTAAGTATAAAAACTTCTGGCTTTCCCATGCCCCAATACACCCCGGGGAGCTGAGAGGTAAAAAGAACTTACATGGGCATACTCACTTTGAGTTAATGGGAGACCCTCGTTATATTAACGTTTGTGTCGAGTATGCAAAATCTCCAGTACGCCTGGAAGACATCATGAGCGGTAAGTACACTTCGCACGATAAAACTAGCTGGATGTTAAATGTCTAAGTATATAGCTGAGGCTATTATTAAACGAATCATACAAGCGATAGCAATACTTATAATCATTTGTATTGCTATTGGTACAGGATTAGGCATTTTAATTAAAAGTTTTATTTGCTAAAATGCTTAAGTTTCTGTATAATTATTTTATAAATTGATGAGAAGGAATCAAAATGAACAAAGTTGATAAAGCTCTAGTTTTCGCAGCAGCAGATAAGTTTGAACAAGTTAAGGCAACTTTCCAAACCTTGTTCCAGTCTTACGTTCAGGATAAGTCTAACCCTATCTCTGAACGTTTGATGGTCTGGGAATGTTACGCAACTGATGCCCTATTAATGGCAGATTACAGAGGTGAGGCAGACGAAGAGATTGAAGAACTCTTTGCTGAAGAAGCACCACGTTACCAGGCAGTTTATTTCCAGGATCTAGCTGAACGCATCATTCCTGATGATCTTTGGGACAAATACTATGGTGATCCTGAAGATGAAGGAATGACTCCAGAAGCCTGTATTGAGCTGATCTGCAAAGATCATCCTGAAATTGCAGAGAAATTTGAAAAAGTTTTTGCTTCTGAGTTCTCCGGCGTTGTTAACGATTGGTAAGTAATTAAAAAATTCAGTTGCTTTAAGCCTTAAAATTCTGTATAATAAGTTCATAAATTAATGAGAGAGGAAATTCTAATGGAAAACATGACTAAAGACTTCGACGCCTCTAACCTTACTAAGACTGAAATGGCCAATGTATTAGCAATTCTCCTCGACATGCAAGGATTTGAGGGGCAACTGATGAAAATGTCTATTCCGGCGTTGAAGAAGATGTATGATTCTCTTAACAAGAACGCTATGGCCTTTAACTTAGCAAAACAAGAGGCACGCTTTGCTAAGGAGCATCAAGCAGTGGCAGAACGTCGAGCAGCTAGCTTTGAGCGTGAAGTTAAGCAACTGAAAGGTAAGAAATAATGGAGAATAAACTAGCATTAGTAGCAATAATGCTAGTTTTCCAGGTGATATTTTTGGGACTTATTCACAATAAAGTTTCTAAACTAGAAAACTCAGCAAAAGAACTGAAAGTAGAAATGTGTAAATTAGTCCCGGATAACGAAAAATGTAGAGGTATTTAATGTTAACTGAAATTCTCATTGGATTGCTAGTGCTTATGACACTAGCAGCAATTGGTGGGGTTATTGGTATTGTAAGCATGCGAAAAAATATGGAGAGTATGCTTATTACTAATAGTGGACTCCACTGTCGCTTAATAGAACAAGAACAAGATATTGAACTAGCCCAAAGACGCTCAGATATTCTTAAAGAAAAGTTAAACAATATTGAAGCAATAGCTGGGAATACAAAATTACCTAATAAAGTAATGCGTGCACAGATAATTACGGAGATTAAAAAATGATGATGTTTATTCTAGCGTTTTATCTAATTGTGGTTGGTGTACTGATTACTAAATACCACACATGGACGCCAAAGAATGTTGTTAAGGTAGGTTTATTTGTTATTCCAGTTCCACTTATTATCTTTTCTATGTTACTGGTGATGTTAGTTGGTAAAGTAACAAAAACCGATATTAAACGTATTGCTGATGAATTGCAACAGTCTTGTGATATGGTAGAGGATATTCTTAAAGATGAAGCTTAATTTTAATGAATTAAATACCTTACATGAGATACTACAGTTTGTGAATAATAATATTAGTATTCCAGATGATACATTAGAAGTTCTCACGTTAATCGAGAAAAAGGTAGGAATTGAGATTGAGGACTCTTGGAAACCACTTTCTGTATTAACACCACTTAATATGAAAGTGATAGTTAAAAATATTGATACTGGTGAAGAGTGTGAAATGATTCGTAAAGAACTAGCTGATAGCTATTCACCAAAGTCTGTAGTAATGTACCATGATGATACCGCTAAGACTCTACAGACAGCTAATTACGTATGGCGTCTCCCATGATTGATTTAGTACCAATTACTGCGGGGCTAATAGCACTATTAGTGCTTGCAGTTTTTATTATCGTGGAGCAGGCCAAAGTAATAAGGAGACTTAAAAACAATGATAAAACGTCTTGTTTATCAGGCACCAAAGATTGTAACTGAGTATTTTGTATTACTGCCTCAGATTGTATTTCTAACAGCATTATTTAATATACTTTTTCGACATCTAGGAATAACGGAAAATATCTTCTACACTTCTGAACTACTTCCTTTTATGTACGAAGGCATCCTCGTGGCAATTAACGGAGTTCGTAAATGACAGCACTACAACAACTACAGAATTACTGGTTTGATAACCAATTTAACGATCTCTTTATCCAGTTATTTGTCGAAACGAACGGACGCTTCAACTACCGATTCTTTAATAAGTTTCATGAAACAAAATTCTCGCATACAGAAATTAATGCAGCGATCCAAGACCTAACTGGTTCTAAAGTAGTTCAATATCGTGAAGTAGACTTTACACCGGATTGTTTTGGGTTTGAATTATTTAAGAAAGCGTATAAATTTGGTAAGTTTGAGGATGCTCGTCAGTGGGTTTATGATTTCTGGTATAATACCGATATTGTTCCTAGTCGTGTGCTGATTCTTAACTGGATTGCTAAACAACATCCACCTAAAGCTCAATCGTCCTTCTTACCAACAGACACAGGAAACCTTTACCATGACAGAAAAGAAAAATCCATTGCTGGAGCAGATGAAGGAATGGGAGAGTAATATTGAATCTGGTTTAGTAGACGGAGAAGATATTGTTAACTCTATGTTGGAAGTAACAATAGATAATGTTAACCCTATTTTGGCTGGGGAAGCTTCTGATCTTATAGGACTTTCTAGTACTTTCGATTCTTTAGCTAAATTAGCTTTAGATGATGAAGAGATAACCAAAGAAGATCTCGCCTCAGCTATGAATATGGCTATTAACGCTTACATTGGCAAACGTACCGATGAACTGGACAAACAAATCAAAAAGCGTGATACAACGTTAAATCTTATGGAAACGGCCACTATTTTAAGAAGTGGTAAACAACTTCATTAATTCTAGAGGCCAGGACTTAATTGTTCTGGCCTTTTGAGTACATATAAAAAGAGACTATAGTGGAAATTGTATTAATTATTCTTGCAATAGCACTATTATTTGCAATCAGCATATCTGTTAAAAAGACCCGTGATCTTAATAGGATTATAGATGATAACAGAAAACTACGTGGTGAAAAGGCTAGGCTTAACCTACAACGTGAAGCTCTCAAGCTATTCGTAGCTCAAGGTAGCGTAGAGCATACAGCGGAAGACTTCATCGTATATCTCAAACGTTACATGGGAATTAAATAATGGAAACTCTTTTTCTTTTAATGCTCGTAGGTTCTTTATTATTAATACTAGCACTTCTACTAATCTGCAACATTCTTAATAATAAGAATCTAGAGCTAAAGTGTAAGAACCAAATCCTTAATCGTGAACTTAAACAATATAACATCGCAGCCCATAAACTGTTAGACAAACTGGAGAATAAATAATGACTTTTAATACACAACAATCTATTCAAGTAGTACCAGACCATGAACTGAATACGTGGGATTATAGCTTTAAAGATTTAACTGCCACTGTACAGTTCAAATCTATGAAGCTAACCTTTGCACACACTAATATTAGAGCATGTAAAGGTTTTGAAGGTAGGCTCAACAACGCTCGTGAGATTTTTGGTAAGGCTCGCATCCCAGCTGATAATCTAATTAACGCATTAATCGACGCTGGTTACAAACTCGTGAAGACTGAGGTAAATCGTCCTAGTGCTCCAGTAACTATTCGAGATTCATGGCCGTCCGGACCAATCGCAATGCTAAATAAATCATCGGATTTGCACAATGTTCCTTGTGGTGGTGTAGTAAGTAGTACGCAGTCATATAAGTTTGTGGAAGATTATGGCCCTTCTGTACAGTTGAAACATACTCAAGAAGCTTTTGAGTCTGATATGCGAAGCGTAGCACCTGCGGATGCTGGAGTTTCTAGGAGTTCTGTTTGTACTACTCATTTTAATAATCCTAGTAAACATGGAAGTTTAGAGGATGCTATTATGGAGGCGTTAGGAGCTGTCATTAATGAAGATAAGAGAGGTAATTAATGAGAGAAGCATTTAAATTCGCTAATATACTGTTTGAACCGACGGAGGACTCGTCGGTTTACTTTCTACAAATAACTGATGGTTCTAATGTACGGCGTTATCTAACTGTACTAACTTCTGAAGCTATTACTCTTATTGAAGCTATCAGAAAAGTTTCTTATGATTCAGAAGATGTCCAAACTATTGGATTCCTAAATTTCTTAAAAGAACAGAAATGTGCAGTGGTTCCTATGAAAGAACATATTCCTGTTGATAGTACGGGAATACTAGAGTCTTTCCCACTTACTAAATATACTCAATTACATTTGAAAGAATATACTATATGTCTGGGAGAGGAAGAGTTTGAGGTTCCTAATCCGAGAGTCTTATTTGATCTAATAAAGAAAACAGCCAAAAATAAATCTGATGCAAAAGATATTATTAATGGTATCTTGAAACGTGAAAGAAGATTAGCAGCAACAGCTAGTGGACAGGCGGATGATATATGAGTATTAAAAAGAATTTAGCAGAGATTATTAAGTTAGCTAGAGCTTGTAATGGAAAATGTGTTTCTCAGCTTAATGAACTAGAGGCACATGCAGTGGCATTTTGTGCCGAGTTCTATCCTGCGTACATTAATGCTAGTGGGCAACCTAAATATAATAAAGATGCAGAAGAAGTTACTCTAGCACCTTCTTATATTAGTTTACGTCGTCTAATCCAAACTGTTGATCCTACTATTAAAGGATTCTCAGCGGATTCATTCCATGTATTTGCAGATAAAGAACTCCCGTATTTTAAAGAAGGAAATGCAAAGTCATGTTTAGAATGTTATCCAAATATTCTGATGATTCCTCAAAAGCAATGTAAATACGATCATCTTCCTAGACTTACAAAGAAAGTAGAACCACCTTATTCTTCTCTATCTGAGTTAAAGCTAGGAATCGTATCTACGCTTGCGCAGGTTCATCTAAGTATAGTTGATGACTCAACAACATCTAATCCTATTCTAGATGCTGCACACTTTGAAATTTTACGTGATCCTGAACAAGCTAGAAAAGTTGCAAAGTCTGTTAAATTTGATATATCAACAATTCTTGATACTAAACAAGACATCAGACCTAGAGGAAGTGTGGATTATTCTGCTCTAAATTCCGAGTCATCTTATTTAGCAACATTCCTTTTCATGGCATCAAAAGGGGTTATTCTAAAGGTTAATAAAGATGGATGATTTACGTGCTGAAATTAATAAAAAGCTACGCGAGGAAGCCCGGAGGTTTCCTCTTAAAAACTTTTTGAAGTCAAATGGCTCTACTAATATAACGAAGATTAGGCAACTTCACCCCGACTTCCAACAAGAGGCCTTAAACCTTATCTTTATTAGGAAAGCTTTAAAAGTCCAGAAAGAAGAGTATGGATATGAAAAAGTTAATTATAAGACAGCCAATCAGTTAGTAGAGATATGGTGCTATAAGCATAAAGGATACTTTATGCAAACTGCTAGATCTCACCTAGATGGGCACGGTTGTTTACAATGTGCTAGAGAAAGCAATCTCAATACACCTATCGAGAAACCGGAAGCAGAAGAAGATGTTCAATTTCCCACATATCTCTATATCTTCTCTAATAAAGATCAGTCTAGGAAAAAATTAAAGACAAAGATTGGGGTCTCTAGAGAGCCACATCAAAGGTTTAAGAATCTAGAGTATGATAAACTGCGTGTGCCGGGTTTCGAAGATATGGAGGTATTTGGTATCTACCAATATAAGAAAGGATCGAAAGAACTTGCCTACAAAATAGAACACCAAGCACATAAATTTTTTGAAAATAAATTTGCTAATCATTATAAATTCGATGGAGCAAAAGAGATATTCAACATTAAAGCTATAGAGGCAGAAGAATATCTATTAAGTCAAGGTTGCATAAAAATTTACCCAACTCCAAACTCATGACGAAAATTTAAAAATAACGAAATCTGCTTGACATTCGTGAGAATAATGTGTTATAATAATCTCATAGATTAAAAACATCAACTTGTTTTTACCTCTAGGCCGTAGATTTACATCATTCCTCGTAGGAAAACACTTGATGACGGTTCTGTTCGCAGGTTCTCGTCAATTGTTCTTCCACACCGAGACTTAGGAGGATGTATCAAATCGCACGCGCCTAGAGGGGCTAACTCTCATGAAATGGGGGGTATATTTACTTTTAAATAACTAAAAAATATTTAAAGGCAATATCTGTGTTCAAGATGATACACCGGTTGCCGCTCTTCTGCTAGGATGGCACAACACTTTCTTCTAGACTCCTAAGTTTCTAGGAATAGTTGAACACTAACTCTAGAGTTTACACTAAACTTTAAATCGGATTTGCACATGTTCTAGGGCAGTTTCTCTCCTGCTATAAATATCCTAGGCCGGTTTTCCTATACAGGGCGGTTATGGGGAGGGCGGTTATTTCTAGGAGACATTTTTCCAAAACACATTTCCAGAAATTACTGTCGGATTTGCACACTGACATAAATTTAAAAACTGGTCGGATTTGCACAATTGCCTAAGTTTTCATGGGCATATAATCTCCTGAAAATGGCAGCATTATTTCGGGCCGAAGGCCCATGATTGCCTGAGTTTTTAGAGCCACAAGAATTTTCGCTTGTCAAGCTATTTTGCCCTATTTAGCTAATAAAATTTTACTTTATCTGCACTTATCTCAAATTAACCCAAATCTTCTCAACTCTTCCCCAAAATCCCCGCAAATCAGGTGCTCCGCACCAAACATGCGGCCCTCTCGCAGTTCCCTCAAATTTCTCTCGATCTCTCAACTTCTCCCCAAACTCACACAATCACACACCCTCCAATCGAAGTCACAAAAATCTTGTAGGATTCGCACAAATAAACCCATGTCGGATCTGCACATATTCTAGCTAATTCCACAGGATTGATGCGCAGCATCGGATTGCTGGAGTTTTTGGGAAAATTCATTGTCGGATTTGCACACTATAAAAATTTTTCGGGTCGGATTTGCACACTACCAAAAATTGTCGGATTTGCACATACACGCCCACGCGTAACACCCGTGGAGCAATGTCGGATTTGCACAAAAGCGCAGGGCAATTGCCCTGCGCTAAATACGAATGATAATAAGAATCATTCTCATTTAAAAAGCGGAATGAGAATGATAATGATTCGCATTTAGAAAGTGAAATGAGAATCATTATCATTTAAAAAGTGGAATGATTCTTATTTAAAAAGTGGAATGAAAATTATTCAGGAAGTGAAATGATTATTAGTTAGATAGGGGAATACAAATGATAATAATTCGCATTTAAGAACGGAAGTGAGAAACACTGTTATTTAAGTTATCCACAGACTTATTAACAGCACGATTTGACTTGACAGAATCCTAGCCATTTTGAGGCGTTATTAACAGACTTATCCACAGCTTATCCTACTGTATATTTATACAGTATTCCTACGCAGTGAATAGTTCTAATATAGCGTTAAAACGTCCTAGACTAAAACAAGGGCAAAATTGGAGGAGGCTTGAAAATTAGTTAGCGAGCTAACGATCACACAAGGCGACACGTAACACCCTAACCATTAGCAGGCTAACCATCGCGGGCGCGGTCAAATGAGAATGATTCTCATTTGAGAATTGGGGGGGGGCACTTCCCTATAGTTGCGCCCCGTGATTATTACTCCTAGTAAATATATTTCTGCCAATAGCGGCGAACGTTATCGCCACCAGCGGAATCATTAGCTGCCTCAACATTACCAACGAAAATATATAATCTCATTGCGCCACCTTTCGAAACGCTGTTTCAATACTATCAGCGGTGGATTGAATATACGCGCCTTTCATTATCAGGCGCTCAGTGCATACCTTGCGGAAAATATTAATAAAATCCTCTTCATTTTCTGCAATTAATGCTTCACCCATGACCTGAATATCACAAGATGCAAAGGTCAAAAATTGAAATGCTAGTTCACGGGCAACGACCGCATTAATTTTATAATGTGCCTTACCCTCGTAAATATTAATAACGCCCTTATAAGCTGGTGAAAGCTGATTCAAATAGTTTGCTAACAATGCCGGGCGGCAATTAGCAACAAAGCGATTGCCCTCATAAATAACCATTTGACAACCTCCCGATCAGATAGCCCGATAAAAGCATAAAGATACCCAACGAAACGGGATCATTCTTAAATAAGGTGGCGATAAAACCGCCAGCCATTGCAAGGAGAACAACAATAACGCTTTTCATAGTACCCCACGAAATGCAGCGTAAAAGGTGGCAAAATATTTAACCGTTTCAGTGATCACGTTGCCGCGCTTATCAAATTTTTTCTCGGTAACACGAAAAGCGTTTTTGTTACGTGCTACATATTCGATTTTACAATCAGGACGCTCGAACGTGTTAGCATCCACCAGCTTAAAACCTTTCGAACGTGCAAGCGAAACGTTGCGGATCATTTTTTATTCTCCTTTACTATTCATGCAGCCCAGCAGATAAGAAAATACAGCGATACCCGCGCCAATAGTAACCATAGGTTTTGTGTTTGCTAAACCGCAATAGGAATCCTGAATACCGTAAGCGGTAGCAAAAAGGGTTAAAATAGCACCCAAGATACCCGCCAAAATAGCTCGAAAAATAACCATTAGTAATACTCCCCTAGTTAGTGGGGGATATTATATCCCCCGTTATTACTTACATTAAAATAATTTTTGCAGCTTGCTTTTTGGTGCAGTGTTCCGCCTTCAGGGTATCCAGCAAAAAGCCCGCCGTTTGCTGATCAATCTGATCATTATCATAAAGCGCCTGAATGGTATTATAAGTTTTAGCAATGCCGTATTCTTGCACCATTTCTTGAATAATCCAGCGATTTGATACCCAGCCTTTACCAGTGAAAAGAGCATCAGAAGAAGAATAAGCAACCATTTTAAGCCTCCAAATTTTTGGGAAAATTTTCAACCGTCCTCAAACGGTGTAAAGGCATTATAACAAAAAAGGCCACCATAAAAGGCGGCCTTTACAAAACTTTACAAAATAGCAAAACACGGCGAAGCCACCAGGGCGACGGGTGAAGGCTTTACTTTAATATTACCCCACCGCATTTAGCTCGTTAGAAAGCGTTTTAGGCCGCATAAAATTGATTGCAGTTGTTAACACTGCCTTTCTACCCTGTATATTTATACAGTAGGATAACCTGTGGATAAGCCTGTGTAAAAGTCCTTATATCGCCGCCTATCGTGTCAAATTATTTTGTGCTGTGGATAACGTTGTGGATAACTTAAATGATAGTGGTTCTCACTTATGCCGATAGTTTCTTATTGTTATTATTATAATGGTGATGATTTCATATAGTTATTATTATACTGGTGATGATTTCTTATAGTTATTATTATACTGGTGATGATTTCATATAATTATTATTTCTCATTAATTTATATGTATATTATATATCATGAAATAGTTAGTTGGCTAATGAGTTTTTCTGTGATTAATAGTCTGCTAATAATTCAGGTCGTTACAATCCACCAGCATGATTATCATCCTAGTGATTAATAGTCTGCTATCTTTCCGATGCATACTAACAAATAAAAGTCAATTAATTTATTTTATAAAATAAGTAGTTATCCACTGGAAAATAAAAGTCAAGTGGATAACTAGGAAAATTTCATTTTTGCTTTTGGGGATAAGTTATCAACAAGGCTAGAATGCGCCTAAAACGCCCCAGAACGCAATAAAGTTTTTGGCCATCCAATCATAAGGGGCCACGTCGTTTATCGCTGCCACGAGCTTTTTGGATTTTGTCAAGTAGGGCAAAGCAAATATAAATGAAAAAATTACTTGCTTATCTGCTATGTTTTGTGGTATTCGCGCGCCCGTTTCTTTTAATTTTAACGCGCTGCGCCCAGGTCGCCGCACGGTGTCCGGTGGCGTTTGTCTTTACATTTCTTTACAAATATAAGGTTGCGCCTTTTTCGTTGTTTGTTATTATTTATCTCGTAGGGCGGCAATGACGAACTACACGGCGGAAAGTTTACCGCCGCGCTCTTTAAAAATTGGGTATATCTTAAAGCCTATCGGCGGTAAACTTATTCATTATAAGGAATCGACGATATGAAACAAACTTTATTGATCACTGGCAAACCTAGCAAGGCACTGGATAGCGAAACAAAAAATTTATTGACAGTAGCGCAAAGATCGGTAAAATATAGATTCACGCAGTACAAGAAAGGGCGCCAGCAAGGTTTAGAAATGATCTGGCGAAATATTATGATTGACCTGAAGGAAAATCATAAAAAACTGCAAAAAATAGTTTGACAACCTAGCCGATAGGCTTTAAGATGTACCCAGTTCGATAAGAGCGATAACTTGATACAATTTGACGGCCGGTACTTGCCATAATGTGCCCCGCCCCCTAACTGGGATATAGCGGCCCGCGTGGAGTTCCTTAAATTGATTTTATAATGGCGAGCGGATTTTTTCTTATTACCTGTTATTTTCTAGCAGGTAATGCGGAACAATCCATCAAATAACTTGGAGTTTATACTATGAAAAACGTTATTACTGCGCCGAAAGTTGGTCAATCCGTTTTTATTCCTTTCGTTACTAAAACGGATGAATTAACCGGAAAAGCCGAACGTATTAAAGGCGCGGCGCTCATGCCGTTCGATACAATCGACGCGGTATACGCTGAAACAGAACGCAGTAACAACGGAAAAACTATTTATAGCGTTCGCGTTAAATCAGGCGATGTTGTAAAGGTTGTTCAACGCAACGAAAAATGGGAAGCTGTAATGTAATTTAGTGTTAACTTTATATGCCCTAGTAGTTCGGGGCATATAACGATTAACATTAAGTTAATCATTAAATCCCTTAAATTAAACTAATAGGAGTTTTTACCATGACTAACGCAAAAACCGCAAAATTTTCTTGGAACGAAGAAAACACCCAGAAGGCTGTTACCATGTATCAGCAACTAATCAATGAAAACGGTTTAGATTTCGCAAATAGCGACGGCCTGAAAGAGATCGCAAAGGCAGTGGGCGCGGCTTCTCCCGTGTCAGTTCGCTCAAAATTGACCAGCGCGAAAGCATATCAAAAAAGCGATAAGCCTCGCAAGGTTGGCGGCGGCAGCTCAATCCGCAAAGCTCATTACGTGCGAGTAATTGCAAAACATGCCATCGATTCCGGCATTATTAAAGACGCCGATGATCTGGCAAGCCTTGAAAGCGCAAAATTGGAAACGCTGGACGCCGTGGCGCAATTGTTAGGCGTTGCCGATGAGGTAAAACAGGCCGCAGGTGAATAAATTTAAATAGTGGGGATTATTCCCCACTATAATTGCCCTTTAACTGGAGTTATTAAAATGATCTTTTACCCTACTGAATCCTTAATTCTAGGCTTATTTATTATGGCGGCCTCATTATTGTTCGCTTATTTTCAAAATGATTTAGATTCATATTATTTTAAGCGCAAATCTAAGTTAGCAAAGCGGTTAGGTCTGATTTGTTTTATTGCCGCCGTTGCTTGTGGTGTTAGTTCTAGCCTGATGCCCTTAAATTAATGTTGCAAATTATAACGCCTATTGTTCAAGGCGTTATATTTGGCAATATTGCCGTTATTAACCTTATCCCTTTAATGGAGTTTTATTACTATGATTATTTCCGCAGAAAAACAAACCGTTATCCTGAAAATGGCCGCTGACTTTAATTTCTATGGTAAACGTCTGCGCGCCACTAAACTGGAAGTTTGTGACGATATTTCGAAAGCGGTATACGATACTACAAAACACTCCACCGCTATCTGCGATTGGTTAGAAGCAAACAAACCAGCTAAGCCGAAAGCGGCAAAAGTAGCAAAAGCCATTAAAAACGACGAGCGCCCGGAAGCGGCTGGGGTTGTTTCTAGCACTGTGGAACAGTGGGAAGTAAAACAAGGCAAACGCTTTATTATTACATCGATTCAGAATAATACTTTCCCGCATAAAAACTTTTTGGCCTCACTTGAACAATATGCTAAATATTGTGGCGCTGATTTGCTCGTTTCTAAGTATATTTATAATAAAAACGGCTTCCAGAATGGGGAAGGCGCAGACGGTGTAAAATATGATTCCGCATTTGACAAATATATCTGCGGCAAAAACGTGTTTTTAAATAACCGCCGTTTCGCTTTCATGGCAGAGATTAACGTGCTACCAACGGCAGATTATCCGCTTTCTGGATTCGCAGAAACCGCAACGGCTTTAAATATTGAAGGTCTGGCAATTGGTCACGCTAAAATCACCGCCGAAAGCGTCCCAGCTCTCAAAGGTGAAGTAGTACGCCGCATGTATTCAACCGGAACGGCAACGCTCAAAAACTACATTCAGCAGAAAGCAGGGCAAAAAGCTGAGGCGCTGCATAATTACGGCGCGCTGATTGTTGAGTTCGACGAAGACGGTGAATTTTTTGTTCGCCAGCTTGAAACGATGGACGAAAGCGGAATGTTTTATGATTTGAATATTTGCGCGACCCCCGCAGGATGTTATGAAACATCGGGGCACGTTTTAGGCTTGCAGTATGGCGACGTGCACGCTGAAAAATTAGATGATGATTGTGCCGTTGCGTCATGGGCCGGAGAAAATAGCTTGCTTGATATTCTTAAACCAAAATATCAGTTTGTGCATGACGTGCATGATTTTACATCGCGCAACCATCACAACCGCGCTTCTGGTGTATTTCTAGCGAAACAGTATGCAGCCGGACGTGATAAAGTTCTGGATGATCTTATCGACACGGGGCGCGTGCTGGAGTCAATGGAGCGCGATTTCTCGCAAACAATCATTGTTGAATCTAATCACGATCTAGCGTTATCCCGTTGGCTTGATGATCGTAATGCTAACATCAAAGACGATCCCGCAAATGCCGAACTATATCACCGCCTGAATGCCGCTATTTACGCGGCAATCGGTAATCATGACGATACTTTCAACGTGCTAGATTATGCGCTGCGTACGGTTGCAGGTTGTGAGTTTAACGCAATTTTCCTAACGACTGACCAATCTTTCAAGATTGCAGGCATTGAATGCGGTGTACACGGTCACAACGGCATTAACGGCAGCCGTGGCAATCCAAAGCAATTTAAGAAATTGGGTAAATTGAACACGGGGCACACTCACACCGCCAGCATTTACGGCGGTGTATACACCGCTGGCGTTGCTGGTAGTCTGGATATGGGTTACAACGTTGGCGCGTCAAGCTGGACGCAAACGCATCTAATTACCTATGCAAACGGTCAGCGTACTTTGATTGACTTTAAAAACGGCAAATTTTTCGCGTAATTAAATTATAAGCGGGGTATATACCCCGCTTATGCCCCTTATTAAATTAATTGGAGTTTATAACTATGAAAAAGCAAAATATCCCATTCGATCGCGCTCAGTCCTCAATCGTTCTGGTTTATTCTAATGGTGAGCGTTACCACGTTGAGGCGGGGCACGTTATTGATGATCTGTTAGATTTCAATGACGCTTTGCAGGTTACTACCTTTGCATATACGCAAGGCCGCGCAAGTAGCTACATTAAGGCCGCAGGTGTTTATGTTGATACGGTGAAGCAGGAAACGATTATCATCGACGCAGTAAAATCCGGCCTAGCCTTTGCAGTTGTCGCGCCTTGCCCAGCTTGCTTTGATGATCAATTGATCAGCGCAAAGGTATATATCTGCGCGGGTATTCGTTCCCATGTATCAGGTGAGGATATTAGTTTTATCGCTGATGCGTTGGCTTATGGTCTTTGATAGTTGATTTATTATTGCCCGCTGATAAATAGCGGGCAATGCTGGATAAACTACATCCCTTTAATGGAGAACGTAACAAAATGAATCAAGTTAAAACGAATATTTCCCGTAATTTCCCGCACATTTCCCGCGTCATGATCTGGGATCTAGATGGCACTATCGTTAATTCGTTCCATCGTGTAGCGCCTTGCTTTGATAATGAGGGCAATCTAGATCTAAATAAGTATAAGAATGAAGCGTGTAAGCATCATTTAATAATGCAAGATACCTTATTGCCATTAGTTGAATATATGCGCCAGTGCATGAATGACGCAAATACTTTAAACATTATTTGCACCGCTCGCCTGATGAGTAAGTCGGATTATTATTATTTGCGCAAACAAGGCTTACGAGGGCGTGGGGATAGTAATATCCGTGTATTTTCCCGCGATACACTACACAAATATTTTGAAGCTGATAAAGTTAGCGAAATATACCACAGCAAAGACGCAGTATATAAATCTTATTATTTTGAATTATTTAAACAACTATATCCGAACGCTGATTTTACAATGATTGATGATCATAAAGGTGTATTATCAGCGGCGGCATCATACGGATTTAAAACGCTGGACGCGCA